TTGATTGAATAAGTAAAAATAGAGAAGACATGAGCAAGGAAATAGCAGTTTTAGGAGCTGGTTGTTTTTGGTGTGTGTAAAATCATACTATTTTTTTTAACTTATTGACATCAATAATTATACATAAATTTCATATTCAAACCCTTTGTATTCAAAGGGTTTCTTTATTTGTTATAACTTGTCGTTGTGTGATGTAAATTGATAAAAAGTGTTGAGAATAACAATAGTTTGTGCAAATTTTTGAATATTTGCACAAAAGCATTTTTAAACTCCCGAAATATGATTACAGCTATTATTATTGTTGATACAAGAAGAATTACAAACAAAGGATATCCAATTAAAATAAGAGTTTACAATCAGGAGGAAAAACAGAATAAATACATTCTTACTAAAAAGTATCAGCTTGAAAAAGATTTAGTGATTGATTCTGAAATTAGAAAATTACAATATGATATTGATGAAAGATTAATTTACTGCAGAAGGAATAATTTAGATTTTGATTCTTGTATGGATGTTTTAAAAAATGGTATTCCAGATAATGATATTGATCTTGAAATTAAAATTCTTGAATCTAAATTAGCAGAGTTAAAAAAGAAAAGACCTTCAATTGGTTTTATACAATTTGCTGAAAAATTTTTAAATCAAAAATTGAAACGAAACGAGAAAATTGAAATATTTCAAACTGCAATAAACCACTTAAAAAAATTTATTCTACCTGATTTAGATATTCCTATTAATAATATTGATTATGACTTTGTGAATAATCTTGATCTTTATTTAAGAGGAGTAGAGTCTGTGAGTTCAAAAAATAAAAAGCTTTCAAATGCGACAATAAACACTTACTTTGAAAAGTATAATCATATATATAACGAAGCGAAAAAGCACGAGCATTTGTTTGTGAAAGATAAAAATCCTTTTTCTTTAATAGATATTAAGTCAATTTCGGAAAGAACAAATAAAGATTATTCATTAGAAGAATTAAAGGCTTATTTTAATTCTGATTTAATATTTGTTAATTCTAAAAAATACCCTGTAAGACCAGGAGCTGAATTAGCAAGAGAAATACATAAGTTTCAATTTTTAATTGGTGGACATGATTTAATAGATATCGCATCTTTAAAATGGTCAAGCATTGTTAATAATCGTTTAGTTTTTAAACGTGCAAAAAATGTAAGACACAAGTTTGGCGGAAAAACAATCGATAATATGTTACATCCTTTAGCTTTAGAAATTATAGAAAAAATTGGAACAAAGGACCATGAGAGAATATTTTCATTTTTGCGAGATCCAACAGAATCATACGAAAGATATAAAGCGCAAAGGCAATACTTTGATAAAGTTTATAAAACAATTGAAGACAATTTTTCTTTTAGTAGTAATAAATTAAGAAGTAAAACTATGCGTTACACTTTCAGAACTATAGCTGGGAATCTTATGATTAATACAATGATCATTGAAAATATAATGGGCCACTCAAACAACTCTATTTCGATGGGCTATCAAGGTGCTACTCCATACGAAATTCAGGATGCAGAACATTTGAAAGTTATTGAAGCTGTTTTTGGAGAAAAAGAAACCCCTTAAATTAAGGGGTTGTATGTTAATAAGGTAAATAAAAATCAAAAAAACAAAGTATAAATAAACTAGAAAGAGATATAAATATAAAATCTTTCACTTGAAAACCATGCCAATTAAAAGTTGATTTCATGAATCGAAATTTTCCAATTGTATTGTCTAGAATAAGCCATAAAAGACCTACGCTCACAATAAATGTTGCGATAACAGAAATTGTATTTAATAAGATATTCATTTTACTTATTTTTAATATTGTAAAATTATAAAATTATTTTGGTAAATCTTGATTTTTATCAACTTGTTTCATTAATTCAATCATCTGTTTAGGGTCTTTAAGATCTAAGCTATCTTTATATTCATTCCAAATTTCATGTGTAATATTTAATTTTAAATTATCCATTTTTTCAGCAGTATTAACTTGATTTCTTTTAATTAAAAATTCATTATAACTTTCGACTAAAGCAGGAATACCTCCAACTTTAATTGAGAAATCACCCCACTCTAAACCTCCTCCTGTCATTAACAATACAAATGAAGCTACACCAATTGCGTACTTACTATAAGATTTAAAATCTATTTTACCAGGACTATTGATATTAATTGTAACTTCAAAATCATCAGAACTAACCCCTTCGATTTTATAATATTCACAGAAATCGTCTATTAAATCCAATAATTGATAACCTAATCCAAATAAATCTTTAGTTTTAATTACTTCTGCTTCTATTCTAATTACATTATGCGCTTCTTCGTTAAGTATAAATAAATCATTTAAAGATCTCTCTATTACTTCTGCATATCCGCTAATATCAGAAATAGCTTGATGAGTTGTAAATACCCTGTAAAAATAAGGGTCAAGTTTATTTCTTCTAATCTCTTTAATCCATTTAACTCTTTTTAATAACGGGTAGTCAAAATCGAATACTCTTTTTTCTTCAGTATTTAATACAGCGATATGACTCTCTGTTACTTCTCCAAAAGAAACTATTTCAGAATTTACAGATGGTATAACTATCAAGTCGCCTATTTTCACCTCTTTAAAAAATTTATATATCTGATTTGCGGTTAAGCCAATTTTATATGAAGTTATATCATGATCTTGTGGGTTTTTTGTGTAATACGTGTCTAAAAGTACTTTGAGTTGCTTTATTGCGTCTTTCTTACTATTACTATTAATTATATTTGTAACGTCTTGAAGGTTTATTTCTGAATGTTCTAGTCCTACAATCTTATGGTCTACAAATAAATCAAATAAATCTCCAGACTGGGTTCTAATTAACCAATATTTTTTATATTCAGGAATAGTAATAATGTTTTCCGATAATTCTTCTATAAAGTTTTTAACTAGTATTTCGTTCATTATTTAATAGTGTATTTTTTGCAATAGTACTAATTATTAGTGTTTGTTTTTTACGTGAAACCGTAAAAGCTATAAAAACTTCTTTTTATAACGTAAAAAAATCGGTAAACATCATTTATTGAAAAGGACTATATTTTATTTTCTTCTTGATGGAGCACTTCTTGTATGTGGTTTTACATAAGTTCCATTTTTTCTGTAATATCCTTTTACATTTACAGTACCAGAGCTACTAGATTGACTTGACGAAGATTTATAAGAATTGTAATTACTACTATTAGAATAATTATATTTTTTAACACCTTGATAATTGTCTTTAGAAACAAAACTTGAAAAGTATTTCTTTTGAGTTTTCCATTTCCTATTCTTATATGTAACAATTAAATTGTTTTTGTTCTGATTAGTTAGATATACAGTAGTTTCCGAAGGAATTACTTCTGATGTAGACCCAGAGTAAACAGTTACAGGCTCTATAGTAACATACTGCTGCATATTGTAAACAACACATGATGTTAGCGAAAGAGTAAATAAAATAAATAATAGTAAAAATTTCTTCATAATTTTAATTTAATTTCATCAAACCTAATGTAATTATTTTATTGAAAATTACGGTTTTCCGTAATTTCAATTGATTTCTTTTAATATTTTGTGTAATTTGATTTAATAGTTTTAAAATCTATTAATTGTAGATTTTTATTAAAAAACAGTTGAGCTGTATCAACATCATAAATACCATTCGATTTAGTTACGGATATTTTTATTAACGCTTTGAAGCTTGTAGGCTTAATAGAGTCTGCTTTTTTAGTTAAATCTTGTAGTCTTATTCCTTCTTTAACTAAATTTTGCAAAGAGTCTAAGTAAGTTTTAGCTTTATCTGAAGCTTCTTTTGCTGATTTAATTTCCATTTCCGTTAATGTGCCGCCATAAAGTTCACTTCCAAGTTTCGCTAATTCAGTTTTCTTTTTAGCATTATCCATTTGAATATTTAACATCTCACTTAAATAATTCGCTAAAGGATTCAAACTTTGAAATGTTAAATCATATTCATCTTTCATTGTTAACGTGTCAACAGAAATGATAGATATGCTATCGATAGATTTTAAATCTTTTCCTATTGAATTATTAAGTTCATGATTAATATATTCTTTAGATTTATTTAAAATAATTTCATCTCTTTTTTCAATTTCAGATTTACAAGAAAAAAAGCTTACTGAAATAAATGTTATTAGTAAAATTTTATTCATAGTCTTAATTTTTTTTGCAATTTATTTATAATAGTTATTTTATTTTTCCGTGTTCCCGTATTACATAGCTAATTTTTCAAATTGTCCCCAAGCAACTACCTGAAAGAATTTTTCAATAAAATCAATCGGAACTTCTAACTATAATATATTTATTGGTTAATCCATTTAAATTGAAAATTATTTCAGCTTCATTTTCTTTATAGTTTAAAACTTCAATATAGCCGTCTACATTTTTTTCTTTACTCAAGTAGTAAATAGAATCTTTTATAATGTATTTTCCGAAAAAACTTACATGGCTATTTTTTTTATAATCAGATAAACTAATGTAATTGCCTCCTAAAAAAGATAGAGACGATTTGTCGCTATTGAATAAATTATAGTATTGATAAGCTTCTTTATTTGAATTATATTTTTGCTTAATCACCCATTCACCAAATAATTTATCTTCTTTATTAACTTCATTAGCTTTATTTACATTACTATTTTCCTTGTTAATATCAACAGATGGAGTCATGTTAATTTGATTATTATATGATGATTTATTATTTATAAAATCAGTGTTTTCAAAATAATATTTTCCATTTACTTCATCTATTTTACCAGCAACTATTTTAAAAGTGATTTTATCTCTAACCATTGCACCATAGCTATTAGTAGCGCCATAGTCAATAGTGAATTCTGAAACTATCCCATTTTCACCATCAGGTAAATTGTAAGATTCATTATATATCTTTAATGATGCAGGATCTTTTAAATTTTTATTTAAATATTCTTTATACGCAATTCTTCCATCGTTTACAACCTTAGGATCACAGCTAATGAACATAAATAAGAGAAATAAAATAGATAAAAGTTTATTCATGTCAAAATTAATTTCTTTCAAAGTTAAATATTTTTTTATGTATGTTTTTACGTGTTCCCGTAATTACAATTGATTCCTTTTAATTTTTCCTTTAACGATAAACATATGAAGTATATCTTCTTTATTTATCACTATATCACCTTTGAAATTTGGATTTGAAGCTCGTAAAATAATTTTCGATTCATCTTCATGGTAATGTACTTGTTTAATCGTTTTTAAGTCGTTAGCATTTCCATTTGTCGCAACAAAATAAGTTTCTCCCCATTGAATAACATCTTTGTTTAAAATCTCTTTAACTGCAACTATTTCTCCAGAGCAATAACTTGGATACATACTATCTCCTACAACAGGAAGATAAGCTGTACAATCGTTGAAATGTTCGTAATTTATATAAAATGTAGGAGTTTCTTTATAATCCGAATACATTGGTAACGCACCTCCAGATACTTCAATATTTTCATAATAAGGAACACCATCAGTTGACGAAGTTATTATTTTGTAATTATCTGAATCAGATTTAAGCATTTCTCCATTACCTGTTAAAAGCCATTCAGCCGAAATGTCATCAAACGATTGTATGATTTGACTTAGTTTCTCTACGTCTGGTTTTTGTGTACCTTTTATATAATTCGAAGCTGTTTGATGACCTAATCCAGTAGCTTGCGCAAACTTAGAATAAGACTTAAAACCCTTAGAGTCAAACAATTCTTTTATTCTTTTATTAACTTCATTCATATTTAACAAAACATTAACAATATTAAATCAAACGAATGTATGAATATATCAAACAAACGTGTTATATTTGTAACACAAAATACCGCTGTGTACAAAGTTACACAGAGTATAATGAGTAAAAGTAGTAAAAATATACCAATTATATAAGATAGTTCAGATATGGAAGCCAGTTTAAAACTTAAAAAATACAAAAGTTTCTCAAATGGAGTAGGTCAATTAAAAAGAGATTCTTTCCAATCTTTTAAAAAAGAGGTAATGATGTTTCTTGCTATGAAAAGCAATAGTACTTATTACTCTAAGATGAGAGGAGAAAGACCTATGAGTCCATCGGATATGGCAACTATCGAAAGAATCTTCAAAAAATACGGAGTTACTCAAAATATTTGGTCCGATCCTATCAAAAAGGAAAAGCCTAAGATTAATCAATCATAATATACCCTAAATACCCGAAAAATGGAACAATTAACAGAAAGAGAAAAACTAATCACTCAAATGATTGCGAGTGGTAATTCAGTAAAAGAAATTGCTGATAAGGTTTGCAGAAGTGAACATACAATTACTAAGCAAATCCAAGTGATTTACGATAAAACAGGAATCGCAAGACGATTAAATGCTTTAGCAGCTTACTATTATCAACTACTTATTTCAAAAGAGTTTGATAAGGTGAGTTTAAATCCAAATCAGCAAACATTTCTAGCATAAGCAGAAGATCTTAGTCTCCGGACTTTAAAATATACGAAGCGTTCATTTCAAAATCGAGATTAATAAAAAAAGATAAAAGAGTTACATCTTTTTATCCTTCTATTGGCGGGATTGTCAGTAAGTTCTTACAGCGCATTGAAAAGTGTTCTATAAGCGCGTGCAATAAGACGCATATCCTTCTCTTAGCGGGAAAAGAAAAAAGAAAGTACAGTACAATCTTAAGATGAAATCGAGTAAAAGAAAACTTCAACAACACATTTTTTTGAAGTGTTCTTTGACGTCATTGGGATAAATATAATAATCATTGCTAACTATATCATGTTAGGTGAGTCTGCGAGCTGTAATTGTATGAATTACTAAATAAACAGCTAAGAGCGAGGGGATAACCTTTGAAGCATCCGAATTATTATGATTTATCAAACCGCGATAAGGCGCGGTATTTAATACCTGTTATAATCCATAGTGGCGGAATTGGTAGACGCAACCACAGAGCGTATAGGGAGTTAAGCTGAATGTAAGACCCTATGTTGGTTCAGCAGTTACAGGTTCGAATCCTGTCTATGGAACTAGAATAAATCAAATAGCTTATGAAAAAAGTCACCAAGCGTAATGTTGATAAAATCCATAATCGCCCTGAAAAGTCCATAAAGAGAACTTATTATGAAAACAGTTCTAACGAGAGTTTTCGAGAAAAACCACTCTATCCACTCACTTGGATGGAAAAGCTTACTCTTATAGGCTGGTCCGCCATTGGCTGTTACTATATAGTTAAAGATATAATTTGGTTTCTCAACAAGGTTTCCCCATTCTTCGCTATATTCTAAAGGACCACCATTTAAATCCTCCATGTAGCCATTTTCTATTAAAAAATTACAAATCTGATATTCATATTTATCATTGTCAGGATAGTAACGATTTAACAGTTTTAAATGTAGTTTATCGATTATAGTTTTCCTTTCCTTGTATTTAAGGAGAATAAATCTAATTCTATCATTTACATTATCAATGGAAGGTTTTTTCATGGTGTTAATTTTAAAAACAAAACTAATAATTTTAATATGAAAAACACAGAATTAGAAATTGTTCACGCAAATAATATTGCTTCTATAATCATTAATACGGAACCGCATGAACTGAAACATAAAATTGAAGTTTACAATAATGAAGTTCATGGTTTTAAGGATTTAATTGAAGCAAGTGAAGCGAATGCTGATATGTGTATCAAGCTCGAACAAAAGAGTATTAGCAAAGAAACTTCTGACTTGTTAAAAAAAGAAATTAAAGATATTGAAAACGAAAGAAACAAGAGAATCGATATTACTCAACAATTTTTCAACACCACATTTGGGATATTTCTTTTAATTAGTTCTGTCTTGTTTGCTGTAGAGATTTATAAAATATTAACTTAATAATTATGAGACGTAAATCATTTTTCGATAAACATGAAGACTTTGTATTTAAAATTGTAATGGCTTCGGTTATGACACTTTTCGCCGTTGGTTGCGTGGCTTTAACTATCGCTATTGTTCTCACTTTTAGCGGAATAATAAATAAAACTCATTAACATTATATGGCATTAAAAGCAAATATTACAACTGAAAACAATGTTGTAAAAGTCATGAAAGATGGTGTTTTGGTTTATGCAGAAACAACTTCTTATAATCATGACATAGATTCTCCATTGAGAAAACTTTACAATCATCTAGAAATAGATTTCGGAGAAACGATTGAAGTAGAAGTTCAACCAAATGACACTATGGATACTTTAATTTATGTGAATGATGAATTGTATTACAAAGAATCTGTTGCTCATGTTAAATTATGCGGTTTGGACGATTGTTTATTTATTAGAGTTTTCTGGTTGTTATTTCAAGAAAAATTTGAAACCTCAGAAGTAAATAGAATCGATCTCCTTCAATCTGAGGTTTTAGAAATTAGAGAAAAACTAAATTCTATTGAATTAGTTTTAAACCAGCAGGTAAAACAGGAAGGATAATTATAGTTCCTTCGCCTTCTTCAAATCTTGAGATACAATATTTTCTCTGTGTAAATAATCTTAAAGCTTTATCAATATCAGATTTAGAAGCATTTAATTCCTTAGACAACTCTTCTAAAGTAGTTATAAGAGAAGGCGAATCTTGTTGCTTCTTATAAATAAAACTTAATAACTCTTTTTCAAAATCCATAACGTATATATTTTATTGTTAGAACTACAAATATATACAAATTCCTGATTGGCAAGCTTCAACGTTCGAGCCGTTGACAGGAACTAATCCAAAAAACTAATCCAAATGAGTGAAGTAGAAAATTACCTTCAAAAGAAGAAGTATTTGGAGAGAAGTGACTTTCCAAAAGTTTTTAAAATAGACTTTAGAACATTTGAAAACTATTATGTTAAAGCTTCTAGTAATCAAGATAGAAGAATTAGCAAGGCTAAAATTGATATTATTAAAATTCCTAAAAACAAAAGAACAAAACAACTCTTTAAAACTTCTGATGTTGTTGACTTTTTATCTCTTCACGGAATTTATCCGCTTGATTTTTTAAACATAAAAAAAGCTCCAGCTGCAACTGAAGCTTAGTTTCAAAATTTATAATGTATGAAAAAGTTTCTCGAACATTATGTAGCAAAACTACAAAGATTTTTCCAACGAAAAAAAGTAGTTGAAAAAACAACTGAACCAGAAGAATCTAAAATTCTGGTAGGAATGATAAAAGTCAACGCAAATAACAAGGTTATAGTGTTTGATTTTAGACTTCAAGAAGGTCAAAAATTATCATTGAGCGATCATCTTCAAAGATATCATGAATGCGCAGATTCTCTTTTGAAAGAGCAATATCTGATTGACATGTATAACGATGGCTTTTTAGATGAAGCGATTGATTTGTATGAAAATAAGAATGGTTTAATTGTAATTGATAAGATGCTATGAACGAGCAAAAATTAGTGCAAGATTTAAATACAATGATTTGTCTTGCAGCACTTATTATCGTCGGTTTTTTCGTAATTAAAATTGTGTTTTAAGATGGAGTTTAAAAATACATTACACGAAGTCTACTTTCAATTTGTAGGAAACGATAAATTTAGACCTAATATGCATGCACCTTTTGAGGTTGAAGGTATGATATATGCTACAAATGCATATTCTATAATTTATACAGAAAAGGATAATTGCGATTTTGATTACAATGAAAATTCTATACCTCATATAAAACAAGTGATACCTTTTCAAACTAATTCTAATCAATTAATAGATTTAAAATTATCAGAATTCGATAATTATCTTACAGAAATTGAGACATCTACTAATGAAGAGTCATTTGAGTGTAGCGAATGCGACGGATCTGGAGAAGTAGAATGGGAGTACAGACATTATAGTAAAGAATTTGAGTGTCCTATATGTGACGGATTTGGTACAATTGATAAAAGTATCGAAGTACCAACGGGAGGTAAAACTTATCAAGAGGTAGTTATAGAAATTAAAGGGCATGCATTTTTATTAAATAGAATCATTCCTTTGATTAGAACAGCTGATTTATTAAAAAAAGATATACATCTAGTGTACTGTCCAAATGAACCTTATCGATCCTTAGTTTTTAAGATTGACTTTTTGACGATTGTTGTAATGCCTATTTCAAATTCTTCAAATTTTTCAGTTATTAAAAAAATTGCATAATGAAAAAACAAATCTACATCCCTCAACTTGCAGAGATCGAATTTGATTTTATGCAAATGAAGCCAGAGTGTTTTAGAAACGTTGACGGTGAAATGAAATTAGCTTTTGAATTGAAATGTACTGATCCAAATTACAAAGGTCATAATCTTACTTTAGGATTGAATTTCAATTACAACGAGAATGCAATTGACGAACGTTTTCCTAACTATCGTTATACTGAATTAGAATCACTTCATAGTATCGAATTGTATGATTATAACATCGAATATCAATTCAATGATTTTACAACAGCTAAAATACTTCAAATTGCAAAAGCTGTTATGCCACGGAAATATACTGAAATGCAAACTATCAAAACTTATTCACTATGAATGAAATGATTTATGTCTATGACAGAAATAATAAGCTTGTTTTTGAAACAGAAAATAAAGCTGAATTAAAGAGAAGATTTGGAATTACATATAAATCTTTAATGATTCGATTGAAAAATAAAACACCTTTCAAAGATTATTATTTTGCAATTGTTGCTGATTTCAAAATTCCTCTTCAACCACTTATAAAACCTAAAATAAAAACATCTCCAGGTCGACCAAACACAAAACCAAACCTTAAAAAGCAGGAAGAAAAAGAAAAATTCAAAGAAAATACTTTCTTAACTTATTCAGAAAGCAAAGAGCAAAAGAATATTGCTCAAAAAGTCTTAGAAAAAGCAAAACTACAAAATAAACCAGTTCGCAGATTAAGCGTTAAAGATGCTGTCAGAAATTCTTTAAAACGCGAATTAAAACTTTCACACATCTAACAAATACCCAAACAATTACATGAAAAATATTGTATTAAAAACGCTGGAGTTGAAGAACTTCAAAAGCTTTCGTCATGCCAAATTTGACGATTTTAACGAAAAAGAGAACTTCATTTATGGTAAAAATGGAGCTGGAAAATCAACTTTATTTGATGCTTTTTTGTGGTTACTTTTTGGAAAAGATGCTAACGATCGAAAAGATTACGAGATTAAACCTCTTGATGAAAACAATCAAGTACAAAAACAGATTGATGTTGAAGTTCATGCTACTTTATTAATCAATAATGAAGAAGTTACTTTATCGAGAATTTATAAAGAGAAGTGGCAAAAAGTAAAAGGAGCAGAAGAAAAGACTTTCAAAGGTCACGAAACTGAATTAATCTTTAATCAAGTGCCTGTTTCCTTAAAAGAATTCAATGCAAAAGTTGCTGAAATTTCTGAGGAAAGTTTATTTAAGTTAATCACTAATCCGAGTGCTTTTGAATCGTTAGATTGGAAGAAGAAACGAGAAGTTTTAGTTTCAATTGCTGGTGAAGTTTCGGACGAGGAATTATTTAATTCTGATGCAGATTTTAAAGAGTTGTCATTGAAGTTAACTAACAAAACGTTAGATGAGTATGACACTCAACTTAAAGCATCAATTAAAAAGTCGAAACAAGAGAAAGAAGATACTCCAGCACGTATTGATGAGCTTAAAAACTCTAAAATCGAAGATATTGATTTTGCTAAAATTGATTCGGATATCCAGGAGAAAGAAACTAAGATTTCTGATATAGATTCAGAGCTGGAAAATGCTTCTAAATCGGTTCAAAATATTGTTGATGCAAATACTAAGGTTCAACAAGAAATTCAAAAACTTAATTCTCAAAAATCTGAGATTGAGATTCGTCTGAGAAATCAAGCTAAACAAGAGTGTTTTGTTGATACATCGAGTGTTGATGCTTTGAAGTCTAAGTTGAAGAATTCTCAAACAATGCTTCAAAATTCAAATAATTACCTTAGTTCTTTACAACAGAATATTAGTAATTATGAAAGTAGTATAAAAGCATTAGAAACTGATAAAGGTGATTTAGTTGCAAAGTATAATCTTGAGAATGCTAAAGTTTTTGATGCTGAAAAGTATTCCTGCACTTGTCCTAATTGTCAAACAAAATTTGTTTACAATGACGAACCGGAGAAAGAGTTTAATTTAGAAAAGAATCAAAAATTATCTAAGATAATTGAACAAGGAAATTTGATTAAATCAAAGATTGAGCAATATAAATCTCAAGTAGAAAAGGTTTTACTTGATTTAGCGATTCCAGCAGAAGATATTAAAAAATATCAATCTGAAATTGATAGCTTAAATTCTCAAATCCAAACCGAAACTTCAAACCTCCAATCTCCTAAAAACGAAGAAGAAGTTTATCAAACTTTAATCAACGATGATGCACAATTATCAAAATTGAAAATCGAAATTGCAACTCTTCAATCTAAAATTAAGGAAGTAAAACAAGCTGATAATTCCGAATTAAAACTGCATAAACAAACTTTGCAAACGGAAATTAAGCAGTTAATTGAACTTAAAGGAAAAAGTTCGGTAAATGAATCTATTGATAATCGTATCAAAGAATTAGCAAGTAGAGAAAAAGAACTTTCTCAGATTATTGCAAGTCTTGAAAAAGAACAATTTGTAATTGAAAGATTCAAGAAAGTAAAAACTGAAAGCCTTGAAAAGTCAGTAAATGAAAAATTTGAATATGTTACTTTCAAATTATTCGAAGAGCAAGTAAATGGAGGTTTGAATCCTACTTGTATAACTTTAGTAAATGGAGTTCCTTTTGGTTCAGTAAATACAGCAGGAAGAATCAATGCAGGATTAGATATTATCAACACTCTTTGTAAAGTGAATAAAATCAATGCTCCGATTTTTATTGACAATCGAGAATCTGTAACTCAATTAATTCCTACTGAAAGTCAAATTATCAGTTTGATTGTAGATCCTAATCAAGAAACTTTAAAATTTAATTAAGATGAGTTTATCAGAAGCCAATTTAAGAGAAATCAAGAAGGTTATTGAAATTCTTCAAACCTACGGAAATGTTTTAGTTCCAGGCTATAAAAATATTCCGAATATAAAAGCTCAGGATAAATTAAAATACTTAGTTGAAAAACTCCAAAAAGAAGAAGGCTGGACGATTGAAGAAATTCAAAAAAAAGTAGACGAAATATAACCCCAAAAACAAAAATAAAATGTCAGAAAATACACAACAAGTAGCGCAAGTTAAAAAAGATATTTCAGCGCAAGTTTTAGATAAAATCAATGATTTTCAAGAAGCAGGTCAATTGACTTTACCGAAAGATTATTCGGTAGATAACGCATTAAAATCTGCATATATCGTTTTAAACGATCCGAAAAACAATCTTTTAGTAAAATGCGACAAATCTTCAATTGCAGAAGCGTTGTTGAAAATGGTAGTTCACGGAGTTTCACCGATTAAAAAGCAATGTTATTTCATTCCTTACGGCGACAAATTAGAATGCTCTATTTCTTATGCTGGAAATATTGCAACAGCCAAACGTTACGGAGGATTAAAGAATATTAAAGGTCAAGCTATTTTCAAAGGTGATGAATTTCAATTTGAAGTTGACGGAAATACAGGAAGAAAAAGAGTTACAAAACACTCTCAAACATTAGATTCTTTAGGAAGCGGAGAAGTTATTGGAGCTTATGCGATTTCGGAATTCAACGACGGAACTTTTGATGTTGAGATAATGAATATTAATCAAATTAAAGCGTCTTGGGGACAAGGTGGAAGCAAAGGGAATTCACCAGCACATAAAAACTTTCCCGATCAAATGGCTATTAAAACAGTAATCAATCGAGCTTGTAAATTAGTAATCTCATCTTCAGATGATTCAATTCTTTATGATCCTTTAGAAGAAAGAGATTTACCTAATAAAGTTGAAGCAGACGTTAAATCTGAAATAAAACAAAACGCCAACTCTCAACCTTTAGATTTTGAAGAAGCGCAAGTTGTTGAGGAAGTAGTTGATGTTTCAAATAGTGAAGTTGTAGGAGAAAATACAACCGAAATGCAATTTCCAACCGAACCACCTTTTGCGTAAATGCAACTCAAAATACTTAGCACAGGATCAATAGGCAATTGCTACATCCTAGAAAATGAAAAAGAAGCCCTAATCATAGAATTGGGGCTTAATTTTTCCAAAATAAAAGAAGCGTTGAATTTTGATTTAAGTAAGGTTGTTGGAGCTATAATTTCACATTGTCACGGCGATCATGCTAAAGGAATGAAACAAGCTTTAGATAATGGAATTGAATGTTGCAGTAGCCAAGGAACTTTTAAAAGTTTAGATATTCAACACCACAACGCGAAAATCATCAAATCAAAACAAGCTTTTCAAATTGGAAACTTTAAGATTCTTCCTTTCAATGTTCATCACGATGTCAACGAGCCTTTAGGATTTTTAATTAATCACGATGAAACAGGCAGAGTGTTATTTGTAACCGACACCACGTACATAGATTATACTTTTCCCAATCTAAATAACATCATCATTGAAGCAAATTATTGCGAAGAGATAATCAAAGAAAAGTTAGGTGATACTTGGCAAGGTGAATTCTTGAAAAATCGAATCTTAAAATCACATATGAGCCTTAATACTTGTAAAGATACTTTGCTTGCTAATGACCTTTCGAAAGTACAGAAAATAGTACTTATACACTTATCAGATAGCAATTCTGATGAGCGAAAATTTAAAAAAGTAATAGAAGAAGCAACTGGTAAAATCGTACACGTTGCGAACAACAATCAAATTTTAGAGTTTAATAAAAATCCTTTTTAGAGATGCAAAATTTAATCGCTTCACTCGATGAGATTGAATTAGAATTACAATCAATTCAAGAATTCACAGAAATAACTCCAAGCGAAGATGTAAATGAAATAGTTCAGAGAGGAAATGATTTGATTGCTTATCTCGCACGAACTACAAAACTTTTAGCTGATTCAAAATATCACAAAGACAGTAAGCTTAATTCTGCTTTTATGGATGAGATTCGAAAGATTTCGCAATTATCTGCATCAGTAGCAAATAAGTATGTTGATAGTCTTTGCAAAGATGAAAACTATTTGATTAATTGGTCAGAAAGATTAAATCGAACAGTTACACATCAAATTGATTGGTGTCGTACGATAGTAAGTAAAAACAAAGCAGAAATGCAAAACCTAAATTTTAGATGATAAAATCATGAAAGAATTAAAAAACGCATATATAGAACATTTAGTCCTACAAAAAGTAGGACACAAAGTAAGAGAAGAAGCGAATATTTTTGCTTCAAAAACTACTGAATTTGACGAATCAAAAGAAGAGCAATTGATTCCTTTCTTGTTTGGCCCATTCAGAAAAAACCTTGAATTAAAACAATTCAGTCATTATACTGAGAAATTAGAATTCAATAAAGTTTACAACTTATGTAAATCTGCATTCGATGAAGAAATTGATTTTGTTGACTTTTCAAATGAAGTTCTAAAAACGCTTTACGATCAATCATTGCATCCACAAATTAAAAGTGGTGAAGTTTTTACTGTACAATTGAATAATGCTCAATTTGATGGAATTCCTTGTAAAGCAATCGGAATTTATAAACTCGAAAACAAATCAAAATTTTTAAGATTTGATGAACGAGAAACTATTGACTACAACGTTCTGAAAGGCTATAAGCTTGATAAGTTAGACAAAGGGGTTTTAATTATTGATGCTTATCGTGATGAGGGGTTTAGAGTTTATACAATCGATGATAACAACGTTGAATCTGAATTCTGGACAAAGAATTTCCTAGAAGTGAAACCTGTTACAAATCCAGCTTTGCAAACAAAAAAGTTTCTTGAAACAATAAACGATTTTGCTACGGATGTTGTCCTACAACATTCTGACAAGAAAGTTCAAGCTGAATTTCTTTCAAATGCAATTGAAAAACTTTCTGCATTTTATTCTTTTGTAGATAATGAAATAATAGAAGAAGATATTTTATCAGATTATAAAGATGAGTTTAACCAATATCTGCATCAAAGAGATATAAAACTTGATAAAGATTTTGAAGTTGATTCTGTAATGTTAATCACTCAGTCAAAGAAAATCAAATCAGAGATCAAATTGGATACAGGAGCAAAAATCAATATTGATTTACTTAATTCTGATTGTGCTACCGATAATCTTGAAAGAGGTTTCGATGATGATAAGAAGATGTTTTATTACAAGGTTTATTTTAATTCGGAGCAGTAATGATTAGAGTGTTAAATCTATACGCTTGCCTTGGGGGTAATAGATTGTTATGGGAAGATTGCGAGGTTACTGCTGTAGAGCTTGATCCCGAACTTGCAAGAATGTATCAAGAGAGATTTCCAAATGATAAAGTAATTATTGCAGACGCTCATCAATACTTACTTGATCATTATAAAGAATTTGATTTTATATGGAGTTCACCACCTTGCCCAACACATAGCAGGGCAAGATTTTGGAATAGTTCAAATTATGAAACAACAACTGAAGCTGTTTATCCTGATATGAAATTATATGAAGAAATTCTATTTCTACAGCATTATTTTAAAACAGGGAAATTTGTTGTTGAAAACGTAATACCATATTACGAACCTTTAATTCCTGCAAAAAAAAGAGGAAGGCATTTATATTGGACTAATTTTAATTTACCAACTGACTTACATGATAGAAGATTTCCTATATCATCTGCAAAAAATGAATTAAAAGGTTTATGTGAATTTCATGACTTTGATTTTACTAAATATAAAGGAAGTCAAAGCGTGTTAAAAATAGCTCGAAATTTAGTTGACTACAAAGCGGGTGAAACTATTTTTAATACTGCAAGAGGAATAGTGACTAAATCTGTTATTAATCAACTTCAGATATTCTAATCTATGACCAAATACGAAAAAGAAGATAAGAAGCTGTTTTGGCTTCTTTTTTCTACATCAATTATAGCAGTGCTTATCGTCGCACTTTATTTTAAACTAATCAAATACATATTACAATGGTAACAGATATCGAACAATTAAAACAAACTATACAAGCCAAAGGATTTAGAGTTGAACATTACGAAAGTCCTATGCAATTCAATATCATCGTCCAAACTAAAACAGGCGATCATTGTTTTGGTGAAATCTTTACAGGTTGCAACGTAAACGAACGAATCACAATCAAAAAAAGAGCTTGCGAGAAATTAAAGGAGCTGATTAAACAAAATTAAAGTCATGGCGAGATCGAAACAAATAGGGTTAACTTATTTTCCTTTTGATGTAGATTTTTTTGAAAATGAAAAAATTGAAGCGCTTTCTGGAGAATTTGGTATAAAAGGAGAAATAACCGTAATAAAACTTTTTTGCGAGATATATAAGAACGGATATTACTTAGAATGGAATGATCTTCAAAAGATGAAATTACTAAAAAGATTGCCAGGAATTAATGTTACATTATTGCAACAAATATTAAATCGACTTTTAAAGTGGGGTATATTTAATGAAGAAATTTTCTTGCAATATAGTGTAATAACAAGTAAAAACATCCAAAAACAGTTTATTAACTCAACTAAAAGACGTAAAGACAACAGTATCAATGAATACGATTTAATTAATGTATACATTAATGACACTTCAACTAACATTAATGTAGACATTAATACCACTTCAAGTGGTCAAAGTGTTAACAAAAGTACACAAAGGAAAGTAAAGGAAAGTAAAGTAAATAATACTACTGAAGTAGTATTAGAAAAAAGTGAAAAAATTCTTCCACCACAAAATGAAGATATTCATATCAAATTTTGTCAAGAAACTCTTGAGTCAAGAAATTGGATAGACACTTTTCTTATCAACATGAAAATTCCTAAATCCAAAAACGATATTAATCTTAAAAGACTTTTGAAAGAATTTTTAAACCACTTGATTTTAGAGAATAAAATTCACACTAAAAAAAATGAATTTTTATCTCACTTTACATCTTGGTGTCGAAAACTTGACGATTCAAAATTAAAAGAGATTTATCTTAAAAAATCTCAACCTAAGAAAACACAACCCAAAGACGATTATTATTTTCTAAACTAAAATTATGTTTAAGCACGGTCGAGAACTCCAATACGAACTCCAAAAAATACGAAATGAGGGAGAAATTGAACCGATACAACTTGGCTTTGAATCCTTCAATGACTTTGATAATGGAAAATTACTGCAAATGTCAAGAGGAACATGGGTATTGATCGGCGGCGAGCCACATCATGGTAAGTCACAATTTACAAATGAAATTATACTTCAACTCATGGAAAAACATGATTTCAAAGTAGCTCTATTTTCTTCTGAATCTGGGAATATTGCAAAAGTCTTTTCAATTTTTTACGGAATGTACATAGGAAAACAATACTCGAGAGTTCGATCAGATTTGAAAAAGAATGAATTTGCAATGAATGATGCTGAGAAGTCAATTGCAGAAGAATTTATAAACAATCACCTTTATGTTTTTGAACAAAACCCAACAGTCAAAGGGTATCAAAAAATAGAAAACTTTTACAAACTTGTTGGAGAAGCAGAAGAGAGGTTTCGAATAAAATTTGATTGCGTTGTTATTGATCCGATTTACGATATTGATGGTTTTGAACCTAAAGCAGAAGAAGTAAAGAAGATCTTATCATACATCGATTATCAATGTGAAACAAGTAATCGAATTGACATAGTTGTAAATCATGTTGCTGAGACAGCTAAATTCATCGATAAAAACGGTAACAGGAGAAAGTATAGAGCAGGAGGTGACGAATTTTATGGAGGTAAAAATAATCAAAGAAAAGCTAAGCTTCAATTATTAGTCGAAAGACCAACTCCTAACGAAGATCAAGATTTAGAACCTGGAGAAGAAAGAGTAACATCAAATCAATCCAACATCCATGTTTTAAAAGCTAAACCAGAAGGAATAGCGAAAATAGGCGTGTATCCAATTTTTTACGATTGGAAGTCAAGACGCTATTATGAACGAAAAGAAAATGGTCAAAGTCAATTTTCAAAAGGTTCAAAATTAGAATCTAAAGAGATTTATGAACAAAACTATCAAACAAATATAACAATAACAGCAAATCCAAATGACGCATTCTACACAACCGCAGAAGAAGATGATGATTTCCCATTCTAGAAAAACAATTCAAGAAGCAATGGAATTTTTTCTAAAACAATGGGATTATTCTATTGAAACCATGGACGATGAAACGAATCGAGAGTATATGATTTCAGTCGTAAATAACTTAGGGCTTAAATTAAGCGATTTAAACAACTCTTGGACTATTAAATGTGTCAACGATGTAGACAAGCTTGAAAAATTGCTTAAAAATGATAAATACAAGGAAAATGAGAGTTTATACAGTCATTCTATCAAAGTAATTTACATGATTAAGAATTTATACGAGTTAAAAAATAGAAGAACAGATGAAGTTTTTAAACTGAGAGCAGAAAATGCTGAGTTGAAATTAGAGATTCAAAAATTAAAGCAATTACAAAATGGAACTTAACCAAATTGATGATCTCACCGAAAAAACAAATGAGGAATTGATTGACATGGTTATTACCCTCATAAAAACTCTCTACAACAAAAGACCAAAACAAGGATTTAGACTTGAATCTGGGATGTTCGTAAAAGATCCAGAAAACTACTTCAAATCGTTTAAATCCTACCTAACAAAATCAAATAACATTCGAAGCATTACTACAGGTGAACTCAAAGAAGATTGGGTGAAGTGGTATTGTATTTTGTTGAATTTAAAAAAGCAGATAAGATGAATTATCCAGGAGAATTTAAAGAACGAGCGCAAATCGAAATGTCGAAAAGATTAGGCTTTAATAGTCGAACTGAATGTATTAATTCCTTAGGAGTAAAGGAATTTGCAAGAAAACGAAACGAATTTTACAAGACGTTTTTTGAAGAAGAAAACGAGCAGATAAAAGCTGAATCAAACACTCAGCATAAAGAACTAAAAAACAAAGATCTTCCTGAAAAGTTGGAGTTGATTTTTGATTACATAAAACTTAATCCAGAAACTAGAATTTACAAAGTTGAAGAAAAATTCATGTTTTGTAAGTTTTATTTGAATATTGTTATAAAACTGGGTTATGTAGTGAATATAGGTTCGAAACACAAACCTATTTTCATTGTAAAGCAACAAGGTAAATCTTGTGTTGAAATAATAGCAGAAGTTCGTAATTATTCAAAATTAAAACAAAGGAGAATAAGAGCAAATGAAGCGAGAAGAATTTTAAATGGAGAGTAAAAAAACAGAAAAATATAATGAATAAATTAGTCGTAAAGCCGTTTCAAAAACAAGAAGTTTTAAACTCAAAACTTACTACAATTGCAATTTTAAATCAAGTTATCCTTGAGAAGTTCGATGAGATTGCAGATAAGAAAGAAGTCTGGAATCAAAGGTTTAAAAACATTGGAAAGCAAAATATTTCAATGATTGAAGAATTGCAAGAGAAAGTGTATAATCAGCATTATGAAGCGAATCAAAATAGATTCATTTATGCAGAAGAATCGACACGAAGGTTAATTAATCTTTTATCGACGATAAATGTTGATGAGTACATTGATTTAATGGGGTTTATAGAATTGATGAAACACGATAAAATTAATAACACAAAGCATTGTGTTAACTTTTTAATCGAAAATACGGAGCGAATTAATAATCAATTAGAATCGAAATGAAAGAATCTTTAAAACATAAGCTGAACAAAATCTTGCCTATGCAAAAAACTTAAACAGAAAAGCAAGTTTTATGTCAAATAAAGAAGCTGTACAAGAGATTTTAAAAAGAGAATTCGGAAAAAATAAAAAATAAATTATGACAACACAACCTTTTTTTATGGTGTATTTGGAAAATGAAAAAACACCAGCATTTATACACACAACATTAGATAGTGCCGAAAATGAAGCGAAGAGATTAGCAAGAATCTACAAAAAGAAAGCTTTTGTTTTATGCTCAATAAAATCATTTGAAATTAACGAGTTTACAATAAGTGATTGTCGACCTGAATCAGATCTCCCATTTTAAAACCTAATCAAAATTAAAAGATATGGAATTTAAAGGAACGAAAACAGAATGGAAAGTAGTAGAGCATAATTGGTGTGAAACTTCTATCTATTCAAACGGAAAAACAATATGCAGTTTTGAGCTTGACGACATTGAAGAAGATTTAACAGAAAACGACTTAACAGAAGAAGAAAACGCTTATAACATACAATTAATTAAACACTCAAAAGAGATGCTAGATATGTTACAATGGTTTGTAGAGAATTTTGAAGGTGTGTTTCACGAAGGAACTGAAACTGATAATAAAGTGAACGAAGCAAAACAGCTAATCAAACAAGCAACTGAATTAGAAATAATCGGAAACATTCACGAAGAAAAGTAAACTATGAAAATGTTTAACGTAAAGGCAACATATTGCACAGAAACACAGGAATTGGTAGAGTTAACGATTGGTAATAAAAATAATTTATCCCAAAAAAGAAAAGTAGAATTTAAAAAACTTCAAAAAGAAATAAAAGATAAATTCAGCGCAAAAACATCATAATATTTACACCCTTGTACACTATACAACACACCCGTAAACAAAAACAGAAATTTCACCAAAAAAACATGTTTTTTATACGATTATTCTTTTTTAATACAGAGACTTACCTCATATTTGAATCAATATTCAACGAAAGGGGTTTTGTGGCTAACATCAATTGAACTTGATTTTTAAACCTCTTATGAAAATAGGAGGTTTTTTATATGATTTTAGTCGGAATAGATCCAGACGTTGAGAAAAATGGTTTTGCTTTGATTCACAACAAAAATTATGAGTTAGCAAACCTAACGTTCTTTGAACTTTATGATAAGTTACAATCATTAAAAAATGATTTTGGAGCTGAGAAAGTCAAAGTTTTTGTCGAATGTGGTTTTTTAAATAAATCCAATTGGCATAAACTTAAAAAAGGTTCAGCTTCTATAAATGCGAATATAGGAAACCGAACAGGACGAAACCATGAAGTAGCTTATAAGATTGTTGAAATTTGTGAATATCTAAACTTAACTCATTTTAAGGTAAAACCAACCACTAAAAAAAGAGATAACAAGGATTTTTCACTCATTACAGGAATAAAAAAAAGAACAAACCAAGAGCAACGAGACGCGATGCTTTTAATATTTGGAAGGTGAATTTTTTACATATATTTCTTTGTGTTTTGTTGGTTGGGAAAGTAGCTCAGTAGGTAGAGTGCTTAGATGATGAATCAAGAGGTCAAAGGTTCGAGCCCTTTCTTTTCCACTATTTCTGTTAAGGAAATGTTTCGGGTATTTAAAGACTGATGAAGTTTAGTAATCAGTCTTTTATTTAAAAATGAATTTTAAATTTTATTATAAACAAAGGCGCTAATAATTAGGCAGTAAGTAGCAAAGCGCTATTTACTGCCTTTTTTATTTTTATTCATGGATCAAAAAGTAAATAGATTTAACTCAAAGAATGTTCAAACATCTTTAATCCCGGACCTTTCAAAAAGGATTGAGATTTTGGAAGATGAGCAGTATCTATTTCTTCCAAATGATTGGATAAATGATGAAGAGCTTATTGTATTAAAATTTAGAGCCGAACAAAAAAAATATAAAATTGAATATGCTGATTCGGCTCCGAAAACCTCAACTCAATTAATCTTTGAAGAAATTGAAAAAGCAATCAATATTGTTACAGGATTAAACCTTCAAGATTATGCTTTAAATGACAGGAGAACTCATTTATTTTATGCTAGAGCAATCTATATTACTATTTGCTTTTCATATAAAATCGAAAAGAAACTTATTTCAAAAAAAATAAACAAAGCAATTAAAACGATTGAACTGATTGTCGAAAAGCACGACGACCTTTTTAAATTCACTCCAGAATATCGCAGAAACTATAATGACGTGATGCAGATTATAACAAATAACCAAGTAATTGATAAAATATGAAAGTAAAAATCAAAAAACTACATAAAGACGCAGTAATTCCGAGTTATTCAAAAGATGGTGATGCAGCATTAGACTTAACAGCAACGTCAAAAGAATATGATTCAGATGGTAACGTTGTTTTTGGAGTTGGTTTAGCGTTTGAGATACCAAAAGGATATGTTGGTTTATTATTTCCACGTTCAAGTAATGCAAAGAAAGATTTATTATTAAGTAATTCAGTAGGTGTTTTAGATAGTGGTTATCGTGGAGAGGTTATGTTTAAGTTTAAGAAACAAATAAACAATGAAAAATCTGTTTTAAACACAATTATAGCAGTTCAAAACATGGCTGAAATTAAAGACGATTTCAAGCAATTAGGTTTATTAAATGAAGATGATATTGAGAATTTTACTGAGTATCAATTAGGAGAACGTATAGGGCAAATTATTATTTTACCTTATCCACAAATTGAATTCGAAGAAGTAGAAGAATTATCTGATTCTGAAAGAGGAAAAGGAGGTTACGGATCAACAGGAAAGTAAATACAAAACCAATGGCAAAACAAAGCAAATCACAAATCGTAAAAGAGTGGAAATCATCTGATATAAAAATCAAGAAGGATTCCAAAGGTTTACTTTGGGTTGTCCTTGGGAAAGACAAAGTTAGGTTGCCTAAAGGAACTATAGTTCAAACATTAAAACTTCAAGAAGCTGAGCAGTTGTTGAGTAAAACTCAAAGTAAGTCTAAAAATATAAAAGCTTATACTGAAGAAGAAAAAGAACTAATCTTAAATGACATATTCCTTCAAATTAGATTAAAAGGTTTTTCAGTGCGTAGGATATTTAGAAATGACAACCCTAATAAACCTGTTATTAATCAAGATACGTTTTATGAATGGCTTAAAAATGATGTAGAAACATCCGAGCGATACGCGCGCGCATGTGAAGTTAGAGCAGACAATATTTTTGATGAAATATTAGAGATTGCAGACTGTGAAGATGAAGATATTATAGGCCCTGATGATGGAGAGCCAAGAGTTAATCATGACGTTATCCAGCGTGATAGATTAAGAGTAGACGCTCGTAAATGGATTTTAGCAAAAATGAATCCTAAAAAATACGGAGATAAAATTGATCATACTTCCAACGGAGAAACAATAACAACTCCAGCTCGCATTCTTACTAAAAAAGAAGCTCAAGAACTTTACAATAGTTTAGAAAATGACTATTAAGAATTCTGACATACGAGATATTGATGTATTAAAAACTTGGGTACTTTCCAGTACCTTAAATTTTACACGCTATTTTTTCAAACATAACCAAAATCGAAAGTTCGTTGTTGGATCTCATCACGAAAAAATATCTGATGCTTTAAATCGAGTATTAAAAGGAGAGGTTAAACGTCTTATTATCAATGTGGCGCCTCGTTATGGGAAAGCTATTGATTGTAATACAGATATGCTTACTATTGATGGTTGGAAAAAAGCAAATGAATTAACGATTGGAGATTATGTTTTTGGAAGTGATGGAAAACCAACAAAAATTATAGGTGTTTATCCTCAAGGAATAACAAATGCTTATAAAGTAGAGTTTAGTGATGATACGTATTTAATAACATGTAGTGAGCATTTATGGAGTTTAAATCATAAAGACTTATCAAGGAAAGATAAATTTACTTTCCAACAAATTAGAAAAACGAAAGATTTGATTGGAAAATTATATGCAAACGATGGGCATAAATTATGGCATATTCCAAATGTTCAGAGTTTGGAAATCGACGATAGAAATGATTTAGAAATTGATCCATATCTATTAGGATGTTGGTTAGGTGATGGTCATTCACATACTGCTTCTATTACAACTATGGACGAAGAAATTATTTCAAAATTTGAATCATATAATACTGTTGTTAGAACGCATCAAAATTCAGGAAAGGCAATTACTTATGGCTTAAGAAATAATTTTATTTCAAAACTTAAACAGCTAAATCTTCATAAAAATAAACATATTCCTTTGAAATATTTATTATCTAGTCATAAACAAAGATTAGAACTTTTAAGGGGTTTATGTGATACTGATGGAACTGTTAATAGAAAAAATAATCAAGTAAGTTTTTGTTCAACTAACGAAGTTTTATTACAAAACGTAAAAGAATTGATTTGTTCATTAGGAGGGATTTATAAAGAATATAGAAATTCATTATTCTTTAAAATAAAAGATTGTCCTTTTCATTTAGAAAGAAAAAAGAAATTTTGGAAACCTTTAACTAGAAGACATTTTACAAAAAGATTTATAAAATCAATAACTAAAGTTGAAGATCGTGAAACAGTTTGTTTTACTGTAGATGCAAAAGATAGTTTGTTTTGTGCAGGTAGAGATTTGATTGTTACTCATAATACCGAATTAGCCGTGAAAAACTTTATTGCAATGGGTTTAGGATTAAATCCAAAAGCAAAGTTCATTCATTTATCGTATTCAGATGATTTAGCTTTAGATAATTCGGACGGAGTACGTGATATTATTGAACTTCCAGAGTATCAACAATTATTCGAAACAAGATTATCGAATCGAGGTAAAAAGAAATGGTACACAACCGAAGGAGGAGGACTTTATGCGACCTCATCAAGTGGGCAAGTAACAGGGTTTGGAGCTGGTTTAGTTGACGAAAAAAAGGAAGAAGAAGAGTTTGAAAAGGCCTTAGATGATTTATTAGCTGTTGACGGAACTGAATTTGGCGGTGCGATTATTATCGATGATCCAATTAAGCCCGATGATGCAACCTCTGCAACTATTCGAAACAAAGTAAATAACAAGTTTGATACGACAATTAAAAACCGTGTCAATTCAAGAAATACACCAATTATCATCATTATGCAACGATTGCACGTTGATGATTTATGCGGTAAATTAATTCGTGAAGAAGGTGAAGATTGGGAAGTATTGGAGCTTCCTTGTATTTACACTAATGAAGAAGGTGAAGAAGTTGCGCTTTGGGAATTTAAACACACTTTAACTGAATTAAGAAAGGAAAAAGAAAAGAATTCATTTGTCTTCGAAACTCAATATATGCAGAATCCTAAGCCATTAGAAGGATTAATGTATGATCGTGAATTCAGAACTTACGAGGCTATTCCTTATTCAAAATCTGCAATCCGTAAGGCTTATATTGATACAGCTGACGAAGGGAAAGATTATTTATGTGCAATTTCATACGAAGAACAACCGCACGGAAATTACATTTTAGATGTTTTATACACTCAAAAACCAATGGAATACACCGAGCCGAAAACTGCTGAATCTTTAACTATGCACGCTATTGAAGAAGCAGTAATTGAATCTAATAACGGGGGCCGTGGTTTTGCTCGTAATGTTGAAAAACAGATGCGAGAAATGGGTAATAACGAAACGTATGTTGATGATTTTCATCAAAGCTTAAATAAGAATGTACGAATATTTACTCGATCAAATGAAGTAATGAATTTAACTTTCTTTCCTGTTGGTTGGGATAAATTGTGGCCAACGTTTCACACTCATATTACAACTTATATGAAAGTCGGTAAAAACGAATTTGACGACGCTCCAGATGCTTTGACAGGAACGGTTGAAAGGAGAGGAGAAAGCAGTATCGAAGAAACCGAAGATATACTATCAAGATTGAACTTTTAAAATATAAATGAACGAACTATGTAAACTTTTAAATATACCCGAAAACTCACCAAAACAAAAGATTATCGATGCCTTAAAACAAGATAAAGATAAAACCAAAATCATTGAAAAAGCTAAAAAGGAATTAGATCCAAAGCAGCATGATATAATGAATCCTGTTCTTAGACGGCCTAAGAATAAGGATGAAAAAGATAAAAACAAAGATGTTATTTCTATTGCTTTAGCTTATCAAAAATGGATTGTTCGAAAAGAAAAAGCTATGATTTTCGGTAATCAACCAATTTTAAGAGCTAATCCAAATGATGAAACCGAAAAAGCTGTCTTAAAAGCGATTGAAAGAATTTTGCACGACATCAAGGAACCTTCATTTAATCGAAAGCTTGCTGAATCAATTGGTTCTTTTACAGAAGGAGGTGAGCTTTGGTATTTGAAAGAAGGCGAAGAACATGATTCTTACGGATTTAAAACTAAGATGAAAATCAAAGCAATGTTATTGTCTTTAAAAAATAGTAGTCAACTATATCCGTGTAAAGATGACTTTGATGATATGATTTGTTTCTCTCGTAATTACATAAAAAAGATTGAAGGAAAAGAGGTTGAGTATTTTGAAGTTTACACGCAAAATTTTACTTATTTATTCGAGAATTTTAAAGAATGGGAGCTTGTAGATGGTTATCCTAAAAAGCAAGTACTAGAAAAGATTCCTGCTGTATTTGGAGAACAGGAAAACGTTTCATGGTATGATGTACAAGATTTAATCGAAAGAATTGAAACATTAGTTTCTGATCATGGAGAAGTGAATGATCGAAATGCTTATCCAATTCTTAAAGTAATTGGTAAACTTAAAAATTATCTAAACAAAGGACCAGGAGGAGGAGTTGAGCTTGACAAAGAATCTGATATGAGTTATTTATCATGGGATCAAGCTACAGATTCGATTAAACTTGAAATTGATAACCTTGTAAAGAATATTCAATTATTCTCGCAAACACCTAACATATCTTTTGAAGAAGTTAAATCTTTAGGCGCACTTTCTGGAACTGCTTTAAAAATGCTTTTCCTTGATGCACATTTAAAAGTAATGGAGAAAAGAGAAATCTATGATGAGTATTTGCAGCGTCGAATCAATATTATTAAAAAAATTCTTGCAACATTAAATCCAGCTTGGAAAACTGCAATTGACAATCTTGTTATCGAGCCAGAGATTGTTCCATTTATGGTTGAAAATGAAAAAGAACAAGTTGAAATCGCTTTACTTAAAAATGGAAATAAAGCTTTAGAATCTCATGAGAAATCTGTTAAGAATTGGCAAGGTCAAGATACTGAGGATTACGAGAAGATTAAACAAGAGGAAAGGGATGCTAATAATGTGGATTATTTTAACCCTGTAACCGAGTAAATATGAAAAACATTCAACTATATAACGAAGATAATTTGGAAGTGATGGAAAATAAAGAATATAACGAATTTGTAAAAAAGTTCGAACATAAAAAGACTACCGACGATTGTTATACGCCAGTCGCTGTTTACGATGCTGTATTATCTTACGTTGAACGAAAGTGTGATATAAAAGACTTGAAAGTAGTTCGACCGTTTTATCCTGGCGGTGATTATGAAAGTTTTGATTATCCAGATAATTGCGTTGTTATCGACAACCCGCCCTTTTCGATCATTTCTAAGATCACAAGATTTTATCTTGAACGAAATATCAAATTTTTCTTATTTGCACCACATTTAACATTATTTAGTTCTAACAACGAAGCGACTAAGATTATAACTAATTCGTTAATTACTTATGAAAATGGGGCTAAAGTTCCAACAGCATTTTTATCCAATATGTTTGGTGATTTAGCGATTATTGGATGTCCAGAATTAAGTCAAATTTTAAAATCTGTTCAAAATGAAAATAAGAAAAATATTCCATCTTACAAGTATCCTAACGAAGTGTTAACTGTGTCTAATGTAGCACAGATAGTTTCAAGAGGAGGGGAGCTGGTTATTCACAAAAATGACCTTCAATATTGTAAAAGTTTAGATTCTCAAAAAAAGTATAAGAAGAGTATTTTTGGTTCTGGTTTTTTACTATCAGAAAAAGCAGCAGCAGAAAAAGCAGCAGCAGAAAAATCAACCGCAAAAGAAATTATAGAGTGGAAGTTATCAGATAGAGAAAAACAACTTATTCAAAACTTGTCATATAAACAAGGAGAAGAAAAGTTGTTTGAAAGTAAACAGGAAAAGTTAGAACTATGATAGACTATCCAGATTAGAAGTATTACTATCCAGATTAGAAGCAAAGCACACGTTTTGTTGATAGGTTAAAAAAATAAAGAAATTGTAACATGAAGAGATCAAAAAGGAGAACTGAACCAAAGTTAGATTTAAGGAAATTTATTTTAGAGTTAAAGTTTTCAATTATTCATGATAAGCGAGTTTATAATAATTTATCACTAAGCGAAAAAGTTAAGTTAAAGAGGTGTGTAAAAATTAAAAGCTATCTATGTCAATCGAAGAATTCATAATACAAGACGAAAAACTTGCAAGAATTGCAGCGGGTAAAAACTTGCAACAAATCGAAAAGTTATTTCAAAAATACATTTCGAAAGTAATTTCATTGTATCAGTTAAACGAAAATATTGATTTAGATACCTTAACTCCACAATTAAAAAAAGAAATTGAAAAGTTAACGAAACAACTTGCGTTCGACTTAGAAAATAAAATAAATTCTGCAACAAAAGAACAATGGTTATTAGCTCAAGGAACCGCAACAAAATTCGTTGAAACTTATTTTGACATTGATAAACTAAACAAAGCTACTCAAGATATTTTCCGAAATAATAATCTTGATAATTATATGCAAGCACGTAAATCAAGATTAAATCAATTCAAGTTATCAGATAGAGTTTGGAAGTATTCTAAAAACTTCGAAACAAATATCATTGATTCGCTAGAAATAGCTTTAAAAAATGGTGATTCTGCTCAAGTATTAGCACGAGATATTAAACAATATTTAAACGAACCTGAGAAGCTTTTTAGACGAGTTCGCGATGTTAAAGGACAATTGCATCTAAGTAAAAATGCTGCTGCTTATAATCCAGGGCAAGGTGTTTATCGTTCAGCTCATAAAAATGCTTTAAGGCTGGCAAGTTCAGAAATCAATACTTTTTACAAAGAATCAGAAAATCAACGTTGGAAGTCAATGGACTTTGTTGTTGGTTTCGAAATTAAACGTTCGAATAATGTTTTTGATTGCGGGGTTTGTGGTCCGTTGGCTGACAGTTATCCAAAGTGGTTTTTATTTACAGGTTGGCATCCGAATTGTCGCTGTTACCAAATCCCAATACTTAAACCAATCGAAGTGTTTACCGATGAATTAAAAGGAGCTGTAAAGCCTTCTTATTCGCATTTAGGAAACTTTCAAACTACTGAGATAAAAGAAATGCCTGCTAGTTATAAAAATCATTTGAAAGAAAAAGCAGACATTTATAAGGGATATAAGACGGTTCCTTATTGGGTTAAGTAAGTTTTAGTTCATTCTTTTTGTGAGTAAGTAATAAATCCAAAGATTTTAAAGCACGTTCTTTTTTTATCTTTATTAAATTTTTACTAGTATAATGTATGACAATTTTAGATCTATCTAAATGATGATTTAATAAATGTTCAATATTTTCTAAAGAATCAATATTATCAATTTCTTTAATTTCATCAACAAAGATTAAATAAGTTGTAAAATCAGTTGTGATGTGATAAAATGATTTATCTAATGATTTAGATAATATTGTTTTCTTATCTGAGTTTTCAAATTTATTTATATCAACTAAATAAGATTTAATTCTCCAAAATAAATCATTATAAATATCTTCTTGTGTTCTGTATAATTCTTCCATAATTTAATAATATTGATTAGCAATCCATCCAAGCCAAAAGTAATCAGTTTCGTTTGCTTTCTTATCTTTTTTAATTGGAATTTTAAAGATAACTAATGAAAATAGATTTGTTTTACGTTAATCCGTAATAATTCAATTTTCTTTCCCGTAACTCGCTCTTATCTCGTTAAAAAATACACTACTTAAGCGAAAATCGTTCAATATTTTTGTTTTAATCGATTTGAAATTAAAATCTCATTATAATGAAACAAAAATTACTTGAATTACTTAATACTAGATTTCTAGGTAAAGGCGTTCGAAAAGATGTTTTGGCACGATTAGCAACTGCTTATTCGTTACAAATCACAACAGAAGAAGAAGCGCAGGCACTTGTCGAAAAGTTAACAGACGAACAGGTTACTGAATTTCAAAAAGAATTACGTTCGGAAGTAGATTCTGAAATTGCTAAAGCGACAAAAACAGCTTTAGAAAATGCTGGCAAAAGTAAAGGTGGTGAAGGCGAAGGAGATCCAGAGCCTAAAAAGGAAGAAGGAGGAAACGGAGGAGAAGAATCTGATATTGCAAAAGCTTTAAAACAGATCGCTGAAACTCAGAAAACACTTGCTGACGAAATCAACTCTATCAAAGCTGGCAAAACTACAGAAACAAGGCTTTCTCGTATGGAAGAAGTTTTAAAAGATGTCAATCCTGAATTAAAAGCCAAAACGCTTAAAGATTTCGGAAGAATGTCTTTTGAAAATGATGAATCTTTTGAGGAATACTTGACGGAAACTACATCGGATATTCAAACAATCAATCAAACAATCGTGAATCAAGGTTTAGCAGGTCATCAACCGGGTAATGGTGGAGCTGGCAAAGGAGGCAAATTATCCGATGCCGAATATGATGACATGGTTTAATCTTTAAAAACAATTAAAATGGGAAAAGGACCATACGTTGATTTAACATCAAAAAAAGATTATCCATCAAATGGAAAAGATCAAGTAGTTTGGAGAAACAAACTTGGTTATTATGATGGAGGTAGAACGCTAGACGTTTCTGCATTGACTGATGTCGCAGTTTACGCTGGGCATATTATCGTAAGAGATAAAACAACAGAAATTTGTCGTCCATTAGAAGTAACTGATAAAGCTTTTAATGACATTAAAGCGAATGATGAAATTATTGGTTTAACTGTTTCATCTGTTCCAAAAGAAAAAGCATTTGTAAGTATGGTTACAATTGGAATAGCTGCTGAAAACGCACTTCCTTTTACAATGACTGCTGAACTTAAAGAGAAAGTTCAAAAAGCATTACCAGGTTTACAATTTCATAAATAACAACTTAAACTAAAATTATAATGGCACAAACGCAAACATTATTTTTAAATTATACAGAAGCCCATTATGCTAGCTATATTTTAGCTAAACATAAAAAAATTAACGGGCTTTCAGAGGGAGCTATTAAGCCTTATCTATTCCAACAAAAATTAGATCAAACATATTCTGTAGATGGAAACTGGAAAACAGTTACAGGTTTATTTAAAAACGTTTTAGCAGAATATGTTGATATTGATTCTCCAGCGCCTTTAAAAGCTCGTGGATCTCGTGGAATTGCAGAAGGTGAAATTCCAGATATTTCTAACAAGTATACAAAATCTGCAAAGCAGTTGCGTCAGATCAGAACAATGATTGCGACTTATGCTACTAATCCTGATTTAGGAGCAGATTATGAAAAGCAAATCATTCAGGAGTTATTTCGTGATGATGCAAATTCATTACAGAATATCTATGAATTGCACGAATATTCGTTCTTAAAAGGATTTTCGAATGGAGTATTTGAAGTAGATCAAGATGTTTCGAATGGAGTTACTTTAAGAGCTAATTTTGGATACTTGCCTAAACATGAGTTTAAATCTGATAATTTCACAACTATTACTGTTGATGATATTAATAAGATTTATGAGCAATCGAAAGCAGACGGAAATACATTAGTAGAAGTTTATATTGATGCTTCTGCAATGGCTAAAATCAAGAAAGATTCTTCTTTTAAAGAACAATTTGCTTTTAGTAAAGATATTGTTGCAGACGCAAGTAAATTACCAAACTTAACATCTTCTAAAGTTAAAGAATTCTTTAAAGATGAATGGGGATTGACTGTTGTAACTGATGGAGTTGATAGAACTTTTATCGCTCAAAAAGATGGTGCGGACACGACTGTTAAACCTTGGGCAGAAGGAGTAATGATTTTTACATCTTCTGTTAAAGTAGGTTCTTTAATTTGGACTCACACTGAGGAATATTTTACACCTACGGAAGCAGTTAAATACCAATTAGTAGGGCATGTATTAATGAGTAAGTTTGGTACTACTGATCCTAAATCAGAAGGAACAAAAGCAGAAACTCGTGCATTGCCTGTAATTGGAGCTGTTGATGGAATTTATCGTCTTGAAACAGTTGATACTACTGCGGAATTACCAGAAGGCTAAAATCTATTAATCATGGCTAAAGTAACATTAACTAAAACATTAGTAGAAAAAAACTCTCAGTTAGCGGAATTGCTAGCTGAGAGAAATATCGAAGTAGGTTCTAAAATTGAGCAATCAGAATTAGATGAATTGTATAAAATTTTAGAAACAACTGAATTGATTGAATTAACTCAGGAAGATTTAGACAAAGAACCTGGATTAGTTTCTAAAGGTTTTGAAGTTGGTCAAGTTATTCGAGTTAAAAAGAAAGCTGAGGTTCAAGAATCATTAGCGTCTAAAGAAGGAGAAAGTTTTCAGAATTTAGACGAGAATTTAGACGAAACAGCTAAATCTTACAAAGTTATTTCTCGTTTCCGTGACCAGAATAACGAATCAAAGATTTACGAAGTGAACGAAGTTATTCCTGTTGATTTTGAAGAATCTCGTATTACTTCTTTATTAGAACGTAAACTAATCTCAGAAGCGTAATCATGACAAACAAAGAATACATACAAAGCGTAATGTCGAGAGTTGGAGCTAATGAAAATGATACTACAATTTTATTTGCTGAAAATCCTACTTTAAACCCAGACGGACAATTGATTTTGGAAGATTGCGAAAAAGCTTTGTATGATTCTTTTTGTTCTTGGATTCCGATGTATGAAAGTATTTCCGAAGGAGATATGACGGTTAAATGGAATTGGAATGCGATTCGAATGATGTTAGGTCGTTTGGCTTCAAAGCTAGAATTACCTAATCCATTAGATGAAAACGAACCAACTGTAACAGCGATTGATCCATGGGGGCAATAGGACACAATCATTATTTATTTGTTGAAGATAATTCACTTGTTTACGACGAGGAAACAGGTGAAATGATTCCAAATGAAAACGGAATAAAGTTCATTTCAATGTGTCGTGAACAAGTTAATTCAAGCGGAAAAATGATAGCTGGAACTGATGGAATTACAATCGCGTTTAATTCTCTTATTCATTTGGATAAATCTGTTTTGCCAATTGAAATAGGAAAAACTATCATCGTTTCAAATGATTCAGAAGGTAAGGACATAAGAATTAAAGGTAGTGCACTAAGGTTTACGCAAGGATTATTACACAATCGATTATGGGTATAAGACCGAATTTTTCAAGTAAAGATTTAGATAAGTATCACAAGAAGATTGAGAAACAAGTTTTCGATAAAGCTATAAGGGGTTATTTATACCTCGGAGAAGCGTTTGTAACTCATGCTAAAAATAACGTAGAATTTACGGATCAAACAGGAAACTTAAGATCATCTATTGGTTATGTTTTATTTGTGAATGGTCAAGTTTACAAAGAAGCATATACTCTTCATAAAAAAGGACATGAAGGTATTAAAGAAGGTCCAGAAACAGCAAAGAGAATAGCTTCAACTTTACGAAATAATAAAATTGTACTTGTCTTAACCGCTGGAATGAATTACGCTTTATATGTAGAATCTAAAGGTTACAACGTTTTGACGGCAACAGAACATGAGGCAAAACTACATGCGTTAAGTATGTTTAGAAATTTTATGCGAGATCCAAAAATGTAAATAAAATGATGTATGATATTTTTGATGCGAATGAATTGCTTTTTAAAGCTTTAAATATCGATGAAGTTAAATCTGCTATCAAAGGTAAGTTGTATAATGATAGTCGTCCAATAAATTCACTGAACGAAGACATTGTCGTGAATACTATTACCATTACAACCGTTTTTAAACCTCAATTAGCAACTTCTAATATCAACATTTATGTTCCTGATTTAGAATTGGGAGTTAAAAATTCAAGACGATTAAAAGAGATTTCGAGAGTTGTTCGCAAAGTATTTGAAGATCATCAATTCATAGGGAAGTCAGTTTATATTTCAGACTTAGGAATAATCCAAGAACAAAACGGAAAAGAACATTATGTAAATCTTCGCATTCAGTGGAGGATTTACGATCAAAAAACAAACTAATTATTAATTTATAAAAAACGATACTATGGCAACATACACATTTGGTTTAGCTAAAGTAATGGTAGCAGATGTTTCAGCTGATGGAACTATGCCTGAAACTTCAACAATGACAAAAATTGGTGAAGTATTCGAAGATTCAGGTTCATTAGAACAAGAAGAAGGTGAAACGACAGAATTCAAAGAAGAAGGAAATCCAATTCCAAAGGTTGTAATTACAAAACAAGGAAAAATTACATTCAAATTTAATTTAATGAATGTTGATCCTAAAATGATGGCTGATTATATCGGTGGTTCTGTAAACGTAACTTCAAAAGAATGGGAGTTTGATGGAAAAGCTAAGTCAGTTGAAAAAGCTTTATATATTCAACCTGAACAAGGATTGTATTTCAAAATTCCAAAAGCTTCTATTTCTGCTGTACTTTCTGGTGAAATGAATCAAAGTAATTTAATTACAATGAACTTTACAGTAACTCCTTTGTCTCCAGGTGAAGGTAAGAAATCAGTTTTAGCTGGTAATGTTTCAGATTTACCAACGGGATAATTGATTTAATATTTTATAACTAAAAAACCACTCTTTATAGGAGTGGTTTTTTTATTTCTCCCCTTAACTTGCTCTTAACTCAACACTTTTTACAATATTAAATCCTTGTTCATTCACCATTTTTGTATAAATCGAAATCCATGGATCAAAAAGATATACAAAGAGAAGAAATCAAAACTTTGATTGAAACGCCTTACGAGTTTGAAGTAGAATTCAACAAGGAAGTAACCGTTCAAAAAAAGTTCTTTTTTGGTTTAATTCCTTATGAAAAAACTGAGGTTCAAAAAGTAAAAGAAAAGTTCGAAATCAAACCTTGTACATTATCGACTTTGGACCGACTTTGTCAATATCAAATCGAATTGTTTTTTGATGAAGGTAAATTGAATAACGAGCTTGAAATTTTTAATCAAACAAAACTTATTGCATATAAAAACGCAAAACTAATGTCAAACATAGTTACGGTTGCTGTTCTTGGAATTGATTATTCAAAAGTTGAATTTAAACGAGTTTCAAACATTCTTTACAATTCTCTTACACCAGCAAAACTATTTGAAATCTTAAATGAGATTCTTAAATCACAAGATCTCGCAAATTTTATGCACTCTACTCGATTAGCATCGATAAAGATGACGATAAGTCCGAACGAAGTAGAGTAAAAGGAATGAAAAGTACTTACGGAACAAGAGCTTCTATTTGTGCGCATTTCAGTTGGACACTTGATTATTTAGAAAACCAAATCCCCTGGTCAAAAGTAATTCGTTTGATGGCAGATTTACCTTCTTACGATTATGACGACGACGAAAATACAAATACCCAAACAAAAAAAGCAGTAAAAATAACAGAACAGAATGCAGACGACATTCTTAAAATGTTTCAAAGCTAATGGATATAAATAACGGAATAGGGTACACGATTACACTTGATAATAAACAAGTGCAACAAATACTAAGACAGACAAAGCAAGATTTTGAAAGTTTTAATACACACGTTCAAAATCAATTTACACAGACTACAGGAGTAGTTAATACACTTGCAAAAGGAGTAGCGGCTTTTTTAACAGTTGATTATGCAACTCAATTTGTTTCTCAACTTGTAAAAGTTAGAGGGGAATTTGAGCAATTAGAAATTGCCTTCACAACTATGCTAGGTAGTAAGGAGAAAGCAGATTCTTTAATGCAAGAAATTGTAACATTTGCAGCAACAACTCCTTTCGGTTTACAATCTACTTCGGAAGCTACTAAAATGTTATTAGCTTATGGAGAAAGTGCCGATACTGCTTTGGATACTATGCGAAAACTTGGAGATATCGCTTCAGGAGTTGGCATTCCTTTGAAAGATATTGCTTATTTGTACGGAACAACAATGACGCAAGGTCGATTATACACTCAAGACTTAAATCAATTCTTAGGTCGTGGTATTCCGATGATGGACGAGCTTGCAAAAATTTTAGGAGTTTCTAAAAACGAGGTAAAAGGATTAGTTGAAGCTGGTAAAGTTGGATTTCCAGAAGTTCAAAAAGTTATTGATAATCTTACTGCATCAGGGTCAATGTTCGGTGGCTTAATGGAAGCTCAATCAAAATCTGTTGCAGGACAAATCGAGCAGTTAAAGGATGCAGTTGATGTTATGTTTAACGAAATCGGTAAAGATTCTCAGGGTTTTGTAACGTCTGTGATTAGCGGTGCTTCGAGTATAGTTGAGAATTATGAAGCGATTGGAAAAACAATAGCTGTATTAGTAGCTACTTACGGAACTTACAAAGCTGCAGTTATTGTTTTAAGTACAATTGAAAAAGCAAGATTAACTACAACTTTAGCAATTGGAGCTGCAGAAGGTAGAGTAACAGCTATGCAAGCGTTAAGATATGTTTCAACTCTTAAACTTACAGCAGCTCAAACAGCATTAAATGCCGCTATGATGGCAAATCCGTATGCAATTGTTATTACCGCTGTTGTAGCATTAGGTACTGCTTATTTTCTTTTAAGAGATACAACTACTGCTGCTGAAAAGGCGCAAGAAGCTTATAATAAAACGCAAGAGGAAGTAAAGTCTAAACTTGATGAAACTAAACAAAAAGCTGAGGAGTATATAAATATTTTAAAAGACGAGACAGCAACAGTTTATCAGCAATTACAAGCGTATAAAGCTTTACAGCTATTAAAGCTTAAGGGTATAGAAAATCTTACTCAAGAACAGATTGCTACAATGGATTTAACTGAGCTTAGAAAATTATTAAATGCTGCATATGATGATAAAAGTCTAACATCTCAAGAAAGTGAGCTAAACAACCTTTACAGAGAACGAGAAAGGTTAACCAAGGAAATAGGTGATAGAAATAAAGATTTAAAAGGTGCTTTAAATTCAAAAGAATCAACAAGTGATTTAATAAGTAAGCTTGAGGTTATTGAAATTCAGTATCAGAAACAACTTGATTTAGTTAATAAAATAAAGCAAGAACAACAACTTGCAAATTTACCTTTAAGAGATCGAGCGCAGTATTGGGAAAATGAAATTAAAAAAATAGAAGAAGCAATTTCCGAGAATGAAAATTTAAATTTTGGTGTAAAATCAACAAATCCATTAATTAAAGACAATACTGATGCTGCAAATGTTTTTAAAGTTGCTTTACAATCTGTAAATATCAATCCATTATTAATTCAATTAGACGAAGCAAAAAAACAATTCTCTGCAATTAATGCTGAAATGGGAGGTACGGCAATTCCTGAGATTAAAAATAAAGCTTATTATGATAAATATCAAAAAGAAGCTAAGTTTACTTTAGATAATTTAGATTTAAATGACCCAAAGAATTTTGAAAAAATCAAAGCATTAAGAACTATTATTGATGGGACTACAAATGCTTTAAAGAAATATAATAACGAAGCTTCTAAAACTAAATCGCCTAAACCAAAAACTCCTAAAAAATCCGATGATCCTTTCGAAATTTACAAGAAGCAAATCCAATCTGTAAAGGAAGATTACGAGCGTTTTGTTAACTACATGAATTCAGATGATTTGGTTTTAAAAAATTCTGGTAAAATTCAATATGAATCACTTTCTAAAAGTGGAGCTACTTACGAGGAGTTTTTAAGAAGATTACAAAAACAACTTGTAGAGACTTCAAACAAATCAGCTTTACAAGTAAAACAACTCCGATTTATCAATGATGAATTAGTTAAAGTTATCGATTATAACGCATTTGATAAATTCAAAGAAGGGATTGAAAACTCTATTTCTGAATCTGAAAATCTTTTAGAGGTTCTTGGTAAAATTCAAGAAGAAAAATTAAAACTTCAAGGAAATACTGATCAGATAAGTGTAGATAAATTAAAGTTTCTTGATGAAAAGGAGATTGAGAATATCAAAAAGGCAGATGATGCTGTAAAAGATTTAATCAAAACTTTAACAGAAGAGTTTAATCCATTAGATACAATCAATAAAAAGTATGATGAGCAAATTAATCTTTTAAAAGAAAAGCTAAAAACAGCTAAAGATGAAGTTGAAAAAACTAAAATAAAAGTCGCTATTGAACAGGTTGAAGCTAAACGCACAGAAGCTTTAGAAGATACACCTACAAATGATAAATATGTAAATGAAATTCTTAAAAAATATCAAACTTTAGAGCAAAAGAAACAGCAAATAAAGAGAGATTCTGATAATGAAATAAAGAAGCTTGAAACGGAAATGTTTAACGAAGTTGATTCTGAGAAAATAGCTAATTATACAGCTACTATTGAAGAAATTAAAACCAAACAAAAAGAAGCTTTACAAGCTGTAGATTCTGAAATTTTAAAGAAATCAAAAGGCTGGATTCAAATATTTGGAGATTATTCAAATAAGTCTGGAGCTCAATTACGAAAGATTCTTGACCAAATTAGAACTGAGTTAAATAGTCCAAATTCAACTCTTAGCGAACAAGATAAAAAAGCCTATCAAGATCAGTTTAAAGGAATTAAAGAAAAACTAGAAAAGGATAATCCTTTTGATAATTTAATAGACTCTTTTAATGTTTTTAAGGAGGGGGTTAAAAAAGGTTTTAAGGATATTGATGGTAGTGTAAGTTTAGATAGTATTCGAGGTTTGATTGGGGATATTCAAGGAGCTATTAATGAAACTTTAAGTCTTGCTGAAGATTTAGGGATTAATGTTTCAGAATCAACAAAAGATGCTGTTCAATTAGGATCAGATTTATTTAATGCTGGAGCGGATATTGCCGAAGGTATTGCGAGCAAAGACCCTGTTAAAATCATTCAAGGTTTAGCAAAAGCGGTTAAATCTGTTCTAAACTTCAACGATAAGAAAAAACAACGCCAAATTAAGCAATACCAACAAGCGGTTGATGATTTAGCTCGTTCTTTCAAAAATCTTCAATACGAAACGGATAAAGCTCTTGGAGGTGACACTTATAAGAATCAACGAACAATGCTTGATAATCTTACGAAACAACAAGAGGAGTATCGTAAGATGATTAAAACTGAACAATCTCGTAAGAAAACTGATAATAATAAAATTAAAGAATGGCAACAGGCAATTGTTGAGCTTGATCAGTCTAAAAGGGATTTACTTGATTCTTTAGCACAAGATATTTTGCAAACTAACGCAAAAGATCTTGCAACCACTTTAGGTGATGCTCTTGCGGAAGCTTTTGGTAAAGGTGAAGATGCAGCTAAGTCATTTGAAAAAGTAGCAAACGATGTTCTTAAAAACGCAATATTAAATCAACTTAAAAAGAAATTTTTAGAAGATCAACTTCAAGGAGCTTTAGATAAACTTTACGAAGATATGGGAGGTTCTAAAGATGGTACTTTTAATTGGAACGGATTATCTCCAGAAGAACAGCAGGCGTTCAAGGATAAAATAAAAGAAATATCCCAAAATTTTACAGGAATGTTAGATCAATATTCAGACTTATTTGGTGATTTAATTGATCCTAACGAAAACTCTCTATCAGGAGCAATTAAAGGAGTTTCCGAAGAAACAGCCTCTTTAATAGCTGGACAAGTAAATGCGATGAGGTTACTTATCGTGGAGGCAAACAAAACAAGAATTGATACAAATAGAATTTTACTTCAAAGTTTAGACAGATTAGCGAACATAGACTACAACACAAGAAGTGTTTTACCACTTTTAGAAAAATTAATTAACAGAATAGATAATGCAGGACGAGCTTATGGATTTTAATAATATAAAAATAGAAGCTCTAAAAAGAGCAAAACAAAACGAAATATGCGAAGAATGGGCAGTTAAAATGGAAAACGCCCAAACTTTGGATGAGCTACTTGATATGTACATTGAAGGTGTTGACTTTTCTTTTTCTACTGAATTTTTATCGAATGATTTTATGCGAAGAAATTTAAAGGGGAAAATGGAGCATAAAGGAATTTTCCTTGATGATAATCCAATATTAGAAAACACTAGAGAAGTTGTTTGTCTTGGCGATTCAAGACTAACTTATTTAGGAAATCAATATCTAGTTTCTGAAATAAGATTAAAAGATAGAACTAAAGCTAAAATAGTTGCAAAAGACAGTGCTTTTATCATGGTAGATATCTTTGATAATGTTGAGGTTGAAATTGAAGCTTATGACAAATCAAAAGTATGTGTAAATGTTTATAAAGGTGCTAAAGTTACTTTTAAAGAATTAGACGAAAGTTATGTGAAAATCTCATATAAAAACTCAAAAACATACGAATGATTCCTGTAATTTATTTACTTGATCAAATACCCTTTAAAAATTACAATGTTTATGTTTCAGATTCTTCAAATCTTTTTGATAAAGCTTCGGTAAAAGAAAATCAAAAGAAAGATTGGAGTGATGAGCATGGATATGATATCGATTTGCAATCACGATATCACAATTCTAAATCTGTTACAATTGATTGCTTTATTCCTGCTAAAACTTTGAAAGAATGTATTGAAAAATACAATGATTTCTATAATGTTTTAGATCAAAAAGGATCTCGAAGATTATCGGTTATCGCTGGTGAATTAAGAATGGAATATCAAGTTTTCAGACAAGACACAGCGGAAAATAAATTGAATTATGACGATTCTAATGCAGTTGGTACTTTCAAATTAAAATTGATTGAAAATATGCCTGTTAAGCGCATACTTCAGTCAACTGAAAGAATAACAACAATTACTTTAAAATCGAAAAAGGTTTTAGTAATTAATTGGGGAGACGGAATTGAAGAATATACTTCTCCAAATAAAGAAATTTACTCTCATAGATATACCAATAGTGAGATTTATTTTCCTATGATTTTAGGTGATTTAGATTCAATCACAACGTTTAACTCAAATGCGACTATTCTATGGAACAGATTTTAGTTAGACGCGCAAATAACTCGGAGTATCTACTTGAGGATAAAAACAAAGGAAGTTTTATTACTTCAATTATTCAATCAACTGAATTAAGGAGTAATGATGTAATTAATATTGAACTTTCAAGTCGTGAATTTATCAATTTTACAATTGGAGATTATTTTCATTATTTAGGTCAAAAATATACGTTAAATCAGATTCCACGATACTTTAAAAATAGTTCGAATGATTTTCAATTCTCAATGACATTTGAAGGAGTAATGTTCGATTTGCGTCGAGCTTCTTATGATGTAAACATTGATACAACAGGATCGGCGATTTATGGAGAAACTTTAACTGCTGATTTAGAATTATTCGCTACTATTTTAATCGAAAATATCAATCGAGTTTTTCCTGATAAATGGGTTTTAGGTGAAATTCCATCTGAAACAGAAACAAAAACAATTACTTTTTCAGAAGAAGAAAATTGTTTGGCTGCTCTTCAAATGTTATGCGATGAATATGATACTGATTTTATCATTAAAACAGATAATAACGGAGTTAATATTCTAAATTTTAAACAAGTCGGAAATGAAATTCCTTTAGAGTTTAAAGTTGGTTTTCAAAAAGGACTTTACACGTTGACACGCGAAAAAGTTGATGCAAGCGATATTGTTACTCGTTTAAAAGTTTATGGTTCAGATAAAAACTTAGGAACTGATTACCGTGCTAATCGATTAGTCTTAAAAGATAAAAACAAACCTAATTCATACATTGAAAATACGCAAGCGGTTGCTAAATATGGGGTTTACGAATCAACTAAAATCTTTGATGATATTTATCCAAGACGTAAAGGAAAAGTAACTTCTATAAACTCTGAATCGCCTTACAAGTTTTCTGATATATCAATGGATTTTGATTTAAAAGAAAAAGATGAAAATGGAACTAAATATCTTTTAAATGGAGTAAATGCAAAAATTCATTTTAATACAGGAGATTTAGCAGGTTATGAATTAGAAATTCACGATTACAATCACGAAACAAAAGAATTTCACATTGTAAAATTTGCAGATGAAAATGGATATGAATTTCCTTCAAAAGATAGTGATGCGTTCAGAATTGGCATTGGTGATGAATATGTGATCTTAGATATTCAAATGCCACAAACATATATAGATAACGCAGAAGCTGAGTTATTCGAAAAGGCCGATGAATATTTATCTGATAAACTTGAACCTAACATTCAGTATCTACTTGATGTTGATACGTTACATCTTCAAAGAATTTTAAATGATACTGTAACGCAATTCTTTTCAATAGGTGATTTTATCAAAGTTATTGATGAAGATTTTGATATTAATCGCTATATCAGAATTAAATCAATTGAAAGAGATTTAAGAAATCCATTTGATTACAAATTAACGCTTTCAGATTCAAAAGTCACAAACTTTTTGAGTGGGACTATTCCAGGAGAAATAAATACGATTAAAAATATCATTAAGCTTAATAATCTAAACGATCCTGCAAGAGCAAGACGATCTTGGAGGGATGCGCAAGAGGTTTTAAATATGGTTTTTGATGTTGAAGGTGATTATTACACTGAGAAGATTAAGCCAAATTCAATTGAAACAACTCACCTGCAAGTCGGCGCTAAGTCAATGCAATTTAACCTTATCGATTCATTTTTCGAACCTAATTTTGAAGGGAATCCAAATAAAATAAGATGGTCTACTTGTAAACTTGTTCATTTTACTATTTCTGATAAAATAGTTGATTGGCAAATTCAAGGAGGTCAGAAGGATTTAGAGTCGAACAAACCTTATTATTTGTACGCAAAATGCAACAAGTCAAATAATATAGGTGTAATTGAAATAACGGAAACGCAGTACGTAGTTGATCAAGGGAATTTTTATTATTTCTTAATCGGAATCGTAAACACTTATTCGGAAGATGTAAAGGCGCGTGAAATCTCATTGATGTATGGATTTACAACAGTCTCAGGAAGATTTATAAAAACAGGTCGCATATCATCAAATGGTGGAAGCACTTATTTTGATTTAGATACGGGAGAAATAAGTGGAAAGATAACCTTTACGTCAGATTCTCCAGCTTTAAATCAGATTGACGAACGAATAAATGAAATTTTTGGAGACGATTCTCTAACAATTTACATTGAATCAAGTAAAGGCGATTTACTTGACTTAGATGATTTAAACACGACGTTAACGCCTTATGTAGACCGTTATTTTAATGATGCCACAGATAAAGTTACGTCGTGGCAATGGTATAGAGAAAGTGGTATTACACAAGAGGATATAGATGCAGACGACATTTGGGCAATAGATAAAAACCATCGCATATTAAACCTTACAGCAGAGGATTTTACACATAACATTTTTGAGCATGGTGTAACATTTATTTGTGAAGCACGTATTGAGAAAATAATTTTAAAAGCAAGAGTAATAATATAATGAAAACAGGAACTACAAGCATAAAACTAAACTACAAACCCTTAAACGCAACTAAAAGCATTAGGGTTTTAAGCGGTTCTGAGCGTCAGAACTACAATGCCGATACAATGACGTTTGAGCCAGATAGACGTATTGACCCGTTGGTTGTAATGGTAGATTGTGGTGTAACAGACCCACATAATTTGAAAAACGGAAACGTTAACGCAGACTTGAATTCTGTAAGCTGGAAAATATCTGAAAATGGAATTTTAAAAGATATTTTAGAAAGCGATTCAGATTTTAAAATTGGTAAAAATGAAAATAAAGGGCAATTAACAATTTATAAAAACATCTCGGATTTAGAGCCTGTAACGATAATTTTTACAGCAAAATATTTAGAGCCTATTTCTAAGCGTGTGGTGAATTTTCAAGAAAATTTTGATTTAGTTACCTTACCAATTGCTCAAACTCCTTTAACTCTTGAAGCTACAATGCCCGTTGGAGGTACTTTGTTTGTAAATAAAGACCAAGATGGTTTATTGACGCAAGCAAAGTTGTTTCGAGGAATAGAACAATTACCTGCTGCTTATTATTGGTATAAAGGCAGTACAGAGATTACAGATACTAATGGTTATGTAGGCTCTAAAACTGAAAGACTATTCATTCCAAGTTCGCAAATTTCTAAAACAGGAGATGTTATTCGTGTTGAAGTAGCTGATTGCTCTAACTATGTGAATCAATTAGTTAATCATAAAGTAGATACAGATACACAAGTTATTGAATGGAGGGGATTATATCAAAGCGAGGGTGAGAATTTGATTTTAAATTCAGGTAATTTTAAAAAATTAGACAATTGGAGGATGTTTGCTAGTATAACATCGGTTAATATAATTAATGGTGCTTTTAGAATTATATCTGCTGACAGTGGAGTTCCAAGATTAGCTAATGAAACTTTAATACCATTAGAGGACGAAAGTCAAGAGTTTACAATATCCGTAGAGTACATTTCTGAAATAACACCTAATATAAATGGGAAGTCTTCTAATTCATTAACATCATTTAATGAATTAGGAAGTCAATCATCAGGAAATTTCACATTAATTAATACTGATGTTATTAACGGAAATCACAAAAGAAGAATCTATAAATGGAATACTTTACCAAAAGGGGAAGCTTTATCATCTTTTTTATGGATATCAATTCCTGTAAATTCAACTTTAGACTTAATTTCGTTTAAAGTTGAAAAAGGTAGCACAGCAACTAATTGGTCACCATCAAAACAAGATTTGAATAATTTAGTTACTCAAAAAAGAAACGAGGCTAATTCGATAAAATTACCCAAAAATTACAGACCCGAAACTAAACCTGCCAAAACATACAAATCGGATTATTTATTGATTAAGAAATTTCCAGAATACAAAGAAGAAGTGTTAATAACGCAAGGAGGAATTGACGCATCAGCAAGTTCAGTCGAAGCTGAAATGATTATCAAAACAAACGATGGTATTATGCAGAATCCTGCAAAATATTTCTCGGTTGGGTGGTTAAAGCAAACGAATGGAACTTTTAAATATAAAGGTTTTAAGGTAAATATTCCAATGGCAGATATATTAGCGTTAAACGCTGATAATAAAGAATTAGACTACGAATTAAGAGAAGATTTAACATTAAAAGCATAACAATGAATTACATATTAATAAACGAACAATTAGCGATTGATTTAGGCATTATATCCGAAAATCATTTCTACCGAACAGGAGATGAAAAAGTAATTTTCAAAAGTGATATTCTAACAATTTGGGGACAGAATAATAATAAACTTGAAGAAAATCAATACGAAATAATTGATACAAATAACGCTTTAAAACAAATAGAGAAATGGACACAGTAAGAGGTCGTAGAACAATACGAGTAACAAAAAAAGGAGATACTTTATCAGCTTCTTTAATCGCTAACAAGCCTTTAGTTGCAAAATATCAAGATAATCAAGTTATCGGTTCTTGGGTAGATACAGCTAACAATAGAATTGTTTATGCACAAATTTTAACATCATTAAGTAACACACCTGTTGCAACTGCTTCAACTACAAATGTCGTTTGGAAATTCAATGGAGTAGTTATTTCTGATTCAGACACTAAATTTGAAAAAACAGTCTATAATATCGGTTCAAATCAAGTCCCTGCTTTAAAAATTAAAGCAGATATTATGAATGGTATTACAACAACTTCAAGTATCGAATTTTCAGCAGATGTCTACACGGGTGGTTATACAACTAAAATAAATTGTTTTATTTCCGTTATTAGAGAAAATGTTAGCGCTAATACTTATTCGGCTTATATCATTGATAAAGACGGTCGTGGTGCAACGATAACAAGTGAATTTCCAACCGTTAATTTAGAAGCTGTCTTGGAAAAAGGAGGTGTTGTATTATCTGCTGGCTTAACGTATCAATGGTATAGAATGACGTTAGATTCTGTTAAAGATTTAGCTAACGATACTCTTGCTGATAATAGAGAAACGTTGGTAGGTAAAACAGGTAAAATTCTTTCATTAACGAAAAAAGATGTCGACACTTACGATACGTTTATGGTCGATATTAAAGAAAATGGGCAATTCGTTAAGTCTGCTATAATCTCAGTTCGAGATGAAACAGATACATTGGATTTTCAATACAATATAACTGGTACTGAAAGTGACTTAGATGTCGGAGGTTCGGTTAAATATACGCCTAAAATCGTTTTGCATGGTACAACAACTCCAGCGCCTGGTACTTGGACTTTTAGTTATCAAAAAATAAAAACAGATGGAACATTAGTCGGCACAAAATCAACTGGAAATACGTACACTGTTACTTATGCAGAAGTAGAATCGGCAGGTGGAGAAATTGACGTGCTATTTGAAGCAACTGAAGCGTAATATATGAATGTAGTAAGAGGAAAGAGAAGTGTTAAACTTCGAGAGAAATTGAGAAGTGTTAAAATTCAAAGTACTGCAAACTTATTTCAAGGTGTTGTGCCTGCTAATATTACGCTTAAAGCTGTACCTGTTGGGTTTACTGCAAAAAGTTATCAATGGACATTAAATGAAAGTTCAAATGTAATAGGTACAAATCAAACTTTTATCATTGCAAATAATCAAGTAGAAAATGTTAATACATATAAAGTTGTCGTAACAGCTACTGATGATAGCACTTATGAAGAAACCATCTCTATCGCAAAAGTTAGAGATGGTAGTGCTATTGTTGCTTTAAAGCGTTATATGGATGAGCTAATAACTCAACGTCAACAATTAAATGCTAATTATAATTCCCTTTATAGCAATCCTAAAATTGGAACATACAGAAGTACATTGCGTACAGCTTATGTTGATTATGTTGCAGAGTATAATATACTTGTAAATTATATTACTGCTATTATTACACAAAATAGTTTTAGTGAAGCAGAGGAAACTACATTAAATAATTATATAGCTAATTATAGATTGAAATTGATTGACTTAGTTAACGCATTAGAAACTGCATTAAAATTGACGACAGATTATTTAGATGATACTATTACGAGAATTAATGAAATTACGTCGTTTTTAGATACAACAGTCAATGGTAATGTTATTGGTACAGGTGTTTTATTAGTTGGTTCAGGAACTCAATCTAATGCAGGTATATCGGGACTAAATGAAGCTGGTGCAAAATCAGTTAGGTTATGGGCGGGTGGGACTGCTCAGAATAGAGATAAAGCAAACTGGCAAATATTAGATGATGGAACAGAAGTAACATATCATTCTAACGGTAATTTAGCTACCGAAAGAGGCCTTATAGATGGTTCACCTGTTTATAATTTTTATCACAAAGATGGGTATTTATTGTTTAAATTAGACCCAAACAGAGGTTTAGTAAATGTTGCATACACTCAAGAATCTTGGACTTTAAGGAAATTTGCAAAAATTAATAACAACAACTTGAATGCAGACGATTCTGATTTAAGATTATTAGTAGCTCCTTTAATTGTTTTAGAAAATGGGTTTTATTTTATTAAAGAAAATAAATTAACCTATAATTGCTATGAATATTTTAACGGAACAATCCCTTCAAATGCAGATTTGCAACAATACAATGGATATAAAACTAATAATACAGAAAAAATAGGAAATAATATACCTAATGGATGGTACATATTAAATCACGGACCTTTATTTATGGATTCTATAACGAATAAACCTGCTGTAAATATCACATTTATCGAAAACGGTATAGAAAAACAAAACAAATTATTAATAATGACCAATATTTAAAACAATGGAAACAAATAAATTCAAATTAGAGCAACGCTCTACAACTTAAGCAGTAACTAAGTATTATCTTTTCAAAAATCACTACAATAACCCCACTTCGTTGATTTAGTTTTACAAAACATTGTTAGCGCCTTATTTAACAATGTAACAATGAATCAAAACAATTTTTATTCTAAAGTAAAAAAATGGTTAATCTATTTAACTTTATTTTTCACGCCTATTATTCTTCTTTTTACAACAAAAATTAAACTTACTGAAAAGGAGAGAATCGGTTTTTTTATTGAGAGTTTTTTCAAGTTAGCTCCAATAGCTTTTATTGTTAATTCTGCCTTTAATTGGCATAATGAACATGAGAATTTTTTGTATAGTCTTTATGGTGTTCTTTTTGTAAATGCTGTTTTTGGAATATGTACTCATGCTAAGTTAAAGACTCTTGATATTGGAGAGTTTGCTAAATCAACTCTTGTAACAATCGTTGTTGTTTCAGGCGTGTATTTTTCACTAGATAGAGTTAATAATTCAATCCCAGAAGGTTTTCTATCTATTGCTTTTACTTCATCAGTTCAAATATTAACATTAATGTTTCCTTTAGCTAAGATTTTGCGTAATAGTTTCATTTTAACCAACGGAAAATTCCCTCCAGAGTTTCTAATTGAAAAACTTTACAACTACGAACGAGACGGAAATATTAAATCATTTTTAGAAATCTTAAAAAAAGAAGAGTAACATGTTAGTTGATTTTCAAAAACAATACGGTTTGGTTGCAGACGGAAAGTTTGGACCTATAACAGCAAAAAAAATAGTTGAAGTTTTCAATATAAAACATCCTGCTCAGTTCTTTGGACAGATTTGTCACGAGAGTTTAGATTTGACTTTATTTGAAGAAAATTTAAGCTATACAGCGAGTAGACTTCAAGAAGTATTTTCAAAATATTTTCCGACATATTCAAAAGCTAAGGAATATGAAAGAAATCCTCAAGAACTTGGAAACTTAGTTTATGGTAATAGAATGGGAAATACAAATCCAAACGATGGATATTATTTTCGCGGGCGTGGAGCGATTCAATTGACTGGGCGCAATAATTACAAAGCTTTCGAAAATTGGTTAGTTGAAAAAGGATTATGTAAGAAAAATGAAATAATACTAAAACCTGATTTAGTTTTTCAAAAATTCTACATTGAAAGTGCGATCTTTTTCTTTGACACAAATAACCTTTGGAATGTAACTGACGTTGTTAAATTGACCAAAAAGGTCAATGGCGGAACGAATGGATTACAAGATAGAATTAATAGAACTATGCGTTATGAAAAATGGTTTTAATCATCGAAAAATAACTTCAGCAACAACAATGTTTATCGCACTGTTGTTACTTGTTTTTTTTTACGGTTGCAGAACCTCAAAAAGCACAGTTGAAAAGCACAAGGAAAGTTTTTCAAAGGAAGAAGTCCAGCTAAATAAGTTTGATTCGGTTTCGAAAATTGATTCGGTTTCGAAAATTGATAACTCTTTTCAAAGTCAATGGAGCGATTTTAAGCAGAAGTTAGATATTTCTTTTAATGGACTATCTAATGATGATGAATTCGAATTTAAGTTTACTGAAAATGGATTTACAGCTAAAGGGAAAGGATCTATCAATCAGAAAACTGAAACAAATAAAAAAGATTCAACTGCGAATAATAAAGTAGATAAAATATTTAAAGAGAATTCAATCATTCAGAAAAATGAAGTAAAGCAAAATCAAGTAGACGAATCAAAATCCAAAGTTGATAAAAACAAGGAAAACAAGTCTACAGGTTTCAATTGGAACTTTACGATAGTTTTAATTATTATTGGTTCAGTAGCTTTGTTCTTGTTTTGGAAGTTTGGATTGCCTAAATTTAATAAAAGGTAAATTTCCCTCTGTTTTTAAAGTGGTCAAATTTGACCACTTTTTTTATTCCGTTGCTTGATCCAAAGCCTTGTAATTCATTTTACAATTTTCAAGTTCATCTTCGAGATATTTAATTTTTCTATTTCGCCTTTGAATTTGTTTATTTTTTTCATTGAGTTTTTGATTAAACTCAATTAGTTGTCTATCCTTTTCTTTTTTATTATTGCAAGAAAATAGAAGTAATGGTAAAAGATAAATATATTTCATAGTGTTGATTTTTACTAAGTTAATAATATATTTTATTTGATCAGTGCAATTCAATGTTATTTGGAAAATATACAAATAACATATTTCTTTCAAAATATATTGTTGCAAATTTGCACCGTTAAAATAAAGTAACTATATTTGAATAAGAAAATTAATCAGAACGGAAATCGAACCGATAAAAATACGAGAAACGAATTTTGATAACTAAAAAATTAACTTTCGAAGTAACTTACACTAAAGCTAATGGACAGTTAGGTACTATTTTAGTAAAAGCTGATAATGAAAATCATACAATAAGTAATGCTAAAGGATTATGTGCAACAGGTAAAGATTTTAGAGACGCTATTGTAACTGATAAAAAATACATTAAACCTCGTAAACAAGGGTTTGCAGGATATAATTAATAATCAACCACTCTTCGGAGTGGTTTTCTTAAATAAAACACTATGGACAGATTCTTATTATGCGAAAATCCAATGAAGGATGAAAATAGACCAATTTATATTTTACAAACAATTGAACATCGTATGTTGATTGAGGTAATTCCATACAATCAACCTGAAGATGTTAGTTATGATTTAAATGATGTATTTGACTTGTTCACTTATAACAATCCAGCTGGTTTTGAAGAAAACTATATGTTCAAAGTAGTTGTATTTTATGATTTAAAAGATGATGAAATAGATAATAGTATATCAGAGATTCGTTTACATATTTCGAAAGCCTGGAAGTGGTACAAATCTTATATAATTTGGCAAGACAACGAAATAGATTTCGAAAGTGGTACTGATAATTTTAATCTGAACTAAATGGATGATCAAACAAAAAAAATTATCCTTTCACTTAAAAAATCATTTGAAAGTAAAGGTAAATCAGCTCGTTCGTTAGCTGAAGAAATCGGTTCTAGTCATACAACTATTACCCGTATGTTTAATTTCGAAAGTGTACCAAATTTAGACATCGTAGTAAAAATAGCACGCGAATTGAAGGTTGATTTATTTAAAATAAAATAATATCAAAAAGCACAGAGTGACACGAATGTCCTTCTGTGCTTTTTTTTACAAACCTTAAATCTTCCTTAAGCAAAAGATTCTTAAATTTACAAAATATTATTCTATTATTCGGTTTTAAATACTTAAAATGAATAACATTATTAAATCGGATTCAACTTTCTACGATTATGAGGAAGAAACAAATATTAGAGTTGTCTCATTTAATTTAGAAGATTTTAATAAGAGATTTGGTACCGAAATAGTACTTTACTATACAGATGAAATATTTGATCCTTATGAAAGTTCAGAATTATCTGAATATTTTATATCAACTATTCCGGATCTCTTATTTATGACGCACAACTCTTTTTGTAATGAAATTGATGAATGGAAATCTTGGATTTCTTGGCGAAAAGAAGAACGAGAAAAGTTATTTATACCTTCTGAAATTAATAGATTTAATAAACGTAATTTTGAGTATTGCCCTTTAGGAATAACAGATAATGAAGAAGTATTTGAATACGTTAAAAACGAAATGAATAAACTTATTTTAAATCTATAGGTATGTGCTTCCATGTAAAAGTAACCAAAACTAAAGAACAAATCGAAAAGAAATCAAGGTTAAAATTCAAACCTGAAGTTACTTTTACTCCAAATCCACATTTCAAAGGTTTTGATCATCCGAAATTACCTGTGATTACCAATCAACAAGATTATATTCATTTGTTCGAATGGGGTTTAATTCCTCATTGGGCAGGAAATGATTTTAATTCGAATAATACTTTGAATGCTCGAATTGAAACATTAGACGAAAAACCATCTTTCCGTGATTCTTATCAAAACAGATGCGCGATTTTGGTAGATGGATTTTACGAATGGAGACATGAAGGACGTGATAAAATAAAATATGATATTGGAATTAATAATAATTTGTTTTGCTTAGCCGGATTATATTCTGATGATACTTTTACTATTGTAACAACTGAAGCTGTTGGAATAATGGATTTCATTCATAACACAAAACATCGCATGCCTATTGTTTTAAATGATGGAGAAAACTTAATGAATTGGCTAAACTGCGAATCCGTCAAACCTTTTACAGATTTCTCTTATCATCGTGAAGATGGCCAGGTTTCATTATTTGAATAATATTTAACATTTTTCGACGACACCTTGTAGCGTTTTATTTGCTCAAATTTGCAATATGTTTGCATTGGTTGATTGTAATAATTTTTACGCTAGTTGTGAAAGAGTTTTTAATCCAACTCTTAACGGAAAGCCTGTTGTCGTGTTATCTAACAATGATGGTTGTGTAATTGCGCGTTCTAACGAAGCTAAAGATTTAGGAATTCCTATGGGAGCACCTGCATTCGAATACGAAAATATTTTTCGTTTGAAAGGAGTGAAGGTTTTTTCTTCAAATTATGCGCTCTATGCAGATATGAGCAACCGAGTAACTACTGTTATTAAAAAGTATTGTCCAGATATTGAAGTTTATTCAATTGATGAATCATTTCTATTTTTTAAAGGTTTTGAAAAATATGATTTGGCAGAATATGCACAAAAAATCAAACAAGAAATATTTCAAATTACCAAAATTCCCGTTTGCATTGGAATAGGGCCAACCAAAGCTTTGGCAAAAGTAGCGAATAGGATTGCAAAGAAATTTCCTAACCATCACAATGGCGTTTATATGATCGACAACCAGGATAAGATCGAAAAGGCTTTAAAGTGGTTAAAGTGTGAGGATATTTGGGGTATAGGTCGAAGATTGTCAAAACGTCTTGCTTATATTAGCTGTCATACTGCTTGGGATTTTACTAGATTACAGGACGAATATATAAGACGTAATTTTTCTATTGTTGAATTGCGATTAAAAAAAGAATTGCTTGGAGAAAGTGTACTTCGACTTGATGAAGTTCAACGTAAAAAATCAATTGCAACAACTCGAAGTTTCGAAAGAACAATAAATAAATATGAGGACCTGCAAGAACGAGTTTCAACTTTTGCAGTTTCCTGCGCTGAAAAGCTTAGAAAAGAACATTCAAAGTGCAATATTATATCTGTATTTGTGATGACAAATCGATTCGACGATAAACATTCTTTCGTTTCTAATACATTAAGTACTACTTTAGAATTTGATTCTAATTCAAGTATTGTACTTTCGAAAGCTGCGTTATTTTTGTTAGATAAATTAGTTCCAGAAGAAGGAAAGGTTCCTGATTACAAAAAAGCCGGCGTTATTGTTTCGGCAATCACTCCAGATGATCAAGTTCAAATGAATATGTTTAATCAAGAATCACCAAAACATAAAGCGTTGATGAGTGTGATGGATAAATTAAATTCTTATTATGGTGATCATATGCTTAAGTTAGCGTCACAAGATATTCGAAGAAAGTGGAAAATGAAGCAAGAACGCTTGTCTCCATCTTACACAACTAAATTAAGTGATATTTTAAATGTAAATTAGATAATGGTAAAATTTATAAAAGCTCCTAAATTATCAGATGAATTAATTAGTGTTCCAATTAATGTTAATGCTGAAAAAGTTTATGTTCAATTTTTAGGTGAAGTGTCGGCAGGTTTTCCATCACCTGCAGCAGATTTTGTTCAAAATACTATTAGTCTAGATGAATCTTTACTAGATAAACCAGAAGCAACTTATTTAAATAGGGTAGCTGGAGATAGTATGTATCCTGATTATCTGGTTGGTGATTTATTGGTAATTCGTTCAGATATTGAACCAAGGCATAATGATGATATTATTGTTTCGGTTAATAATTCTGAATATACTTTTAAGCGATATGATGCAATTAACAAGAAATTTTTCCCTTTGAATCCAAAATATAAAAACGCAATTCAATTGGATGATGAAGATACAGTTTTAATTCTTGGAGTAGTAACTTCATTAATCAGACAAAAAAGAAAAGTTTAATAACTTATTTATTGTATATTTGTTAAGCGTTCGGAAAGAGATTTCTGAACGTTTTGTGTTTATTGAAAAAGTTCATTTTGTGCAAAATTTGTGCAAATAATTTTACAAAAGTTAATTTTAAATTTAAAAGTCTTTAATAATGGGAGTTGAAGTAGCAGTTTTAGGAGCTGGTTGTTTTTGGTGTGTGGAAGGAATTTTTAATTCGATAAATGGAGTAGAACAAGCTATCTCTGGATTTGCAGGAGG